AAAAACTTTAACTAAAATAAAGTATAAAAAAGTTCGTGTAACTATTGACAAGAACTAAAAAGCGCGTATCTTTGTGCCAGTTAAGAAAACAACATTGATTTACACTTACAATTTCTTGAAACATGACAACGCAAATTTCTAAAGCAATCGCCGGTAAAACCTATTCTTTCCACAGCCGATACATCTATCTTGACCGTGCGCAGGATATTGCCAAAGGGCTTAATGGGGAAAAACACGCCTATGTAGCAAAGGTTAGAGAAAAAGGCGAAACATACTACGATGTGAGAACCGAAAATTAATTTTAACCGTACCGACGGGGGCGCAAGCCCCTACGGAATTTTATAACACTTAAAATTTTTGAAACATGAACATTGAAAATTTGCTCGCAGAAATAAAATCAAACCCTTGGCTTTCTTGCCGAGAAATCCCATCCCGCACTGATGGAGACAATAAAATATTTGGCTATGAGATTGACGGGCTTGGGAAAAACGTACCCTCCAACGAGTCGATTGTACGCCGAATCGTAGCGGCGTCTCAAAAAGTATCCTGCTTTGGCGATGCCGTAAACGGCGGCGACGCATCCGAGGTCAGGTTTGATAACTTAGGCCGGGCGTGCTTGCCCATGTGTAGCCAAAAACCAAGCAGCACAGAAAAGTTTTTAAAACCAATAAAAACGGCGTTTATTCTAGCATGACCAACCCAATCCACTCCCTACTCTCCCGCATCCGCCCAACCACAGACGCCACCGGCTTAGCCGCCGCCGCTGGCATACCAGACAAAGCGATAACGAAACATTACGCATGGATTGACGGCAAGGCGTACGGGGTAGAATTGCAGCCCCGGCACTACTTCGCCGTTGTCCGGGCGCTTGCTGAGGCAAACGGCGGGGTGACAATTGTAGGCTGGTTCGAGATAAGGCCCGTCGGCAACTACCTTGAAATTCAAATCCCCGAATCCGGCCAAGTCCTTTCCCCTTTGATGGGGGTTGAAGGGTTTGCGCACTGGGTGGAGACGGGGGAGATACTTTAACTTTTTAAATGCCTGTAAGGGCAAAATTTGATTAATTATGAACTTAAACGAGTTATTTGAGGCGGCTAAAATTCAATTCCCCAGCCAAAACGTAGGCCTTCGCGGCGAAGACGCCCAAGGTTTGATTAACTCCGTATCTATTGCATCAAAAGGGGCTCAAGATGGAATATGGAGTACTGTATACATTCGTCCTGATGGGCAAAAGGTAGTCTTTTCGTCACAAGATTCAAAAGGCTCTTCAGGTCGCTGGGCTCTGGAAGATGGCAAAATAAAAATATAACGGTCTTTTGTATATCGATCGAGCCCAAACCCGCTGCACCCCACAGCGGGTTTTTTCATGCCCAATCAAAACCACCGTTTTACGCGTCCAAATTGCGCCATCCCCTATAATTGGCCGCAATTTTGCCTTACAAAACAAGCCGCACCAAAAAAATGGCCAGTCATAAAATGCCAGTCCAGAGCCCACCGGAATTAAATGAGTTGTTTCAGTACAGCGCCTTGGGCGGTGGTATCGGCGCAATGGCAAAAAGTTTGAAAACCAACGGATTCGCCCGCGCTTTTGTGGACGGGGTTGTTGGCGGCTCGCTTACCGTGGCCGTGGCCGGGATTGCCTACTACGTTTTTTCGCCACCTTGGTGGTTGATCGCTTTCACTTCCGGGTTTGTTGGCATGACTGCTGACTTTATGGTAATGTGGTTGCAGCGGCTGGCCGGGTCGGTTTTGTTTTGGATGGAGCGGCGTGTGTGGCGAGACTATAACAAGAAAATAGACGGCGACCCCCCGCCGGAATTGTGATAAATGATAAATTGTTGGTTTAGGTTTGGGCCCGCGCTGTAAAGGTGTGGGCTTTTTTGTTGGCAAAACCGATCTCCCTAAAACGGGAGAAACGGGAGAAGATAGCACAAAAATCCCGGCACCTTGGTGGGTTGCCGGGCTTTGTTTTTGGTGCGGGGTTAAGGCTCTATTTCTATGCTTGCCAAGAAACAAAAATCTCCATCTGAATAAACGTGCTTTATGCTTCGACCCTTTATCTTGTACCGAGTGTCCCCATAGAACACTGACCGGTTCATGCTTACATCTGTTCTCTTGTCGTATGTAATAAGTTCGCCCGCCGCCTCAAATACCTTCATGAACTCCTTTAAAGAAAATTCATTTTTAAATTGATCTTCAAAAATGAGGTATTGCAGGTTGTTGCCGCTATCCCCCGGGCTTTGCAAAGCGCATTTATATTGCAGGTCAAAGGATTGGCCAGTTTTTTCGTCGGCAAAAGAAAAGCCAATTGCCCAGTCTTTAGTTTTGTCTCTCATGCCACAAAGATAATCACCGCCCCGAATTTTTCACCGCCACCCTATAAAATGAGAAAAACTCGCTCACATCCATCCTATTGACGTCGGTAATGGTCGCCCCGGTTGCACTGGACAGGAAGTAAATCATTTTGGCCCAGTCTTCTTCCTGTTCGGCCAATTGCACGGCCATGGTTTTTAACTCGGGCTTTACGCCTCGGTACGCGCGGCCTTTTTTGGTTTCGCCGTCGTCTGTGAAGTATTCGGGGAATCGGCTTGCAAGCCGTTGGCAAAGCCCCTCGACAAGCGTTTGGCCAACAAAAAAAAAGCGGCAATGTCGTATCCTGCTTTCTCCCACAGTTCAATGTCCTCGGCTGCTTCGGCCTCCGACCATTCAGCAAGGTTCGCGCCTTCGCGCCGAATAAACAGCGAGCAAAGCAGTAGGAATGGATCAGGAAGGTTTTGTTTTTTGCGCCCAACGCCTTCCAGTAGCCCATTGAGCGTAACGGCCGCGTCTGCGACCTTCATGGTATTAATTTGAGTGTATGCCTTTTCGGCAGTCTTATAAATGGCCGGGTAATCACCGCCAAATCCAATAACTACCTGTAGTCGCTGGTAGTGTTTGTATGGGCCAATTGGCAGCGAGGGGTGAATAATGAACTTGACTCCGCAAGCATCAAATGCGTTCGTGTCAATATCAATCTGTCTTAGGACTGTAACTTTTTCAGGCATAACAAAATAATCTGAGTTAATAGGATAGTGCCGAAAATAGCGACAGCGTGCCGAACGGGGTTAAAGCCATCCCAGTAAAAAGGGAACGACCAAAACGCCACCTGTCCGGCAAAGCACTTGGCGCAATAGCCCAGGGGCTTGGCCAGCCATGGGCGCGAGGCATGGACGCGCTCCAAAAAGTCGCCGTAAAAGCCCAGTATTTCGCCGGGCATTGTAAGCACGCACGAAAAAACGTAGGCAAAAACGGCGGCGGAAACGCAAAATTCTAACATGCGGCGGCGGTTGTGGCGACTTGCGGGGCGCAATTGGTTGCCATTATGTATGTAATTTGGAAGCGGTGGGCCGCAACCCGGTAGGGTGGGAGTGTTAAAAGGTTTTCCGGTTCGTCGAAAGCCCAGCGGGAAAGTATGGCGGGGCCGTCTCCCTCGTTGCCCATGTATTTAACGGTCACGCCCCGTAGCGGTGTTGTGTCGTCGATCTGGAATTTTGCATTTATCACGGCTTGTATAGCGGAAATTTCAGCGTTTTGCAGGCTGTCGTAAGGTATGCGCGTACCGTTCAACCACAACACCAAACGCCATTCGTTTTGCAGCATCACCGTGTTTGTGGTTTGCCTCAGTACCCGCGACGCGGACACCTCAAACCAAGAAACCCCGGTTTCCTTGTGGTCGGGGGCCATCATTACTGGCTTGTTTTGCCCGGTGAAAGGCACGACAATAGCAGACGGAATACTACCGTTGTCGCGGCGTATTTCTTGCACCATTGCGCCGCATCTGGAAATAAATCCAAGGGCGTGTATTTTTTCGGCCAAGGCCTGTGTGATTTTTTCGGCAACCATATTCAGGAAAGTATTCCGCTTGTGCGGATGTTCACGGGCGGTTTACATTCAAGGCAACCCCATTCGTGCGGCTTGGCCTGATCTGCAATGTAGTCTACCCTGTTTTCGTATTCAGTACGGTATTGCACTTTCTTTTCGCGCCATTCGTCACGGTTGACAAGATTGCCCCGGTCGGCGGTATTGGATACCAGTTTTGTGTCAATGGCAAGGGATGCGGCAAGGTAATACACGGCATGGGCCGCAACCAATTGCAGCGGGTCGTCACCGTCAAATGTGCCGTCGCAAATAAAGCGGGTTTTGTCGCATTCTAGCGTCAGCGTGACCGTCAGGCCGTTGGTGGCGCTGGTTGTAACTGATTGCTCGGCGGCAATTATATCGAACGACGCAAGGTCGTCGGACTCAAAGCCGCCCGCCATAAGCCAAAGTGCCCATTGCGGTATCCGGTTGCTGTACGTTGGCCATGTTTCAAGCCCTGTATTGAAAACAGCCGTTTCTTTCTGACACGTCGGGCACATTGTCCGGTTTGCCCTGGGTAGGTTATTTTCGTTCTTTGCGTACGCCAGAAAATACTCGGCAGGCTCGCCAAATGCGGTATAAGTAGGCAGATTTAGCGGCGTTACAAGTGTATGCTCCCGGTGCTGCCCCGCTACGGTTGTAATGGCGTAAGGCCCACCCAGTTCCGTATTGTAGCGGTCGTACACATACACGTTTATCGTGCCGGACGCGTTGAACACACCCCCAATTTTGGTAACAGTGCAAGTTCCGTGCGGGACGTGAGCAAAGTGTAGGCGCAAGCCAGCGTAATCCTTTGCCAGAGCAACAACCTCCCGGCTCGCCACCTCGCCAATGCCGCCGGAAAATTTGGCGCGTTTGTCTTTGTTTTTCCGGTTCAACCCCGTGGCTAAGTCACTACGGAACACGGTCGCCGCCTGTGCCCTGAAACGAGCCAAAGCCTCCCACGGGTTGCCAGGTGTCGTGCAGTCGTCGGCGCTGCCTATGGTATTAAGCGGCACCAAGTCGGCAATGTATAGGCCCGACGGGCTGCTGCCTGCCTCCCATCCATCCGGTGCCGTCTCCTGATCGCATGGGCAAGCGCAATTTGCAAGCCCCACCGAAGCAATTAAGCAATCTATTGTCGCCATTTTTGGAAATTGAAAAAGGGCCGGGTAGCCGTTGCCGCCCAGCCCTTTGTGTTGTGGGTAGAGTCCTTATTTTTAGTTTGTCGGCTTAAGTAGCCAAGTAACTTTGTAAGTGCTGGATTGCGTGCCCCTGCCGTCCATAATAAGCCGCAATCGAGAACCTTCCACATTCAATTTCTTAATATGAAAGGTTGTCGCGGTTGTAGTGCTGGCGCTGTCGCAGTGTAACCAATCTGTCGCGGTTGCCGAAGAGTACATTGACATTTGCATTAAGGCCCCGATGTTGGTTGTGCCGCTCACATTTGTTCGTTCTATAGAAGTCCCAAGGGTGCCGTTGCTGTCCAACTTGTAAGGGAATGCCAAGGTATCGTTTTCGCTACTGGCAATTGCGCCTGTGACCGTCACCCGAATAGGTGCGGATCGGGGCGCGAAACTTTCAGCGGAAAAGTTTTTAAACTCTTCCTCCGTCATGTTGATTTCAACAGCCTCCTTGCTTGCGTCGCGGTCGCTGAATGCCAAGGCCGACAGGATGCCGAGGCCGATAATTGCCCCAAACAGGAGCGTAAAAAAACTATTTTTCATCGTTTGAAATTGCGTTTTGAGAGCGTTGCCGCCCGTGTTTTTGATTCTGGTTTTACTGCCGGATTATACGGCTGCCGATTCGGCGAATGCGATAACGCCCGTGCGGGTTTCGCTGCACCCCGTAGGGTTGACAAACACCCCGGCATTCAGCGAAAGGCTAAACTTGTGGTACATTTCGTTGCTGGAGCACTCATTTTTGTAGATCACATCGTAATACACGCCTGGCAATTTCATGGACGGCACGGCGTACCGAATGTTATCCATGTAGTTTGCGGGCTTGATCTGGTAGTAGGACTTCGTAATGAGCGCAAGCGCCCCCTGATGAATCAGGTACATCTTTTTCGTGCCGCCGTTCAGTGCGTCTATGTTGTAGACGTCGTTGTACAGGCGAATTTTTGAAAAGCGGTTTGCGTCACCTTTACCCTCCCCGTTGCCTTGGTTGTTCATCGCCTCCCATTGTTCGTACCAAAGCGCTTCGCCGGAAAGGACAAACGGGTTTTTGAAGCGGTTGATTTTCCCGGTCATAATCAGGCGGGGAATCATGCTTTTGTTGAACTCGGAAGTGGGCACCAAAGTATCGCTGCTTGAATTTTCCCAGCCTGTCGGCAGGTATTCGTTTACGCCACGCGCCGCCTCAATCGCCGCCAAAACTGCCGTGTTCAGACTTTCGTCGAGCAACTTGATTTTTTGCAGCATCCCGCGTGCAATGAGTTCCTCCGGCGAAAATACGTTGCCGCGCAACTCTTTTTCCTTGATTGTGAACCCGGTGGTTTTGCAAATATTCAGGGTGTAATCCTTCGAGTCAGAGGCTAGTTCGTCACCGCCGACCGTGCAGTCATTGGAGCAATCCGCCACCGTTTCCGTGCAGTCGTTGAGCCAAACCATCGTGACGGTTCGGTCTTTCTCACTCGAACGCAACTCCCGGAAACCCTGAATTGTTTTTTGCTCGTTCAGGATAGCGAGTGTTGAATCAACCTCCGCGTCGTAATATCCAGAACCAATATTGTCGACCCACATTTGGTCGCCTTTCATTTGCACTTCCAGCAAATCGGATGCCGTGAAAGTGCCTGCTGTTGGCAATGCCATAACTAGTGTTTGTTTTTTGGGCCTGTATCTACTGCGCCGGTGCCGCCGCCCTCCATTCCTGCGCCATTGCTACGCGCTTGTTAACGTCCGGCTCTGCTCTCACCGCGCTCTCAAATTCGGCCTGATCCTTAAATTTTGGTGAACCTGCCGCACTGCCCGGCTTGTTACCTCCTGCGTTTTCGTTGCCGCTGTTGGCTTTCGCATCCTGTACTTGAAAGTCGTAGTCGTCGGCCTTGGCTCGCACCAAATCCCCAAGGGATCGAGCGTGGCCAAGTTCGTTTTCTACTCGCTTGCCGTCCTTGGTGATGACAAAAGACCCGTCCTGTTGCTTTTCAAAATCGTAGTCCTCAAATCGTTTGACAAAATCGGCGCGCCTTTTTGCTGCCGCTGCCGGAGTTTGCGGCAATACGGGTTTCAGGCTTTCAAAGGCTTCCAAAATAGCGTTTTGAGCCTCGGAAAACCTTTCCTTTCTGCCTTGCTTCGCCTCTATGTCGACGATCTTTTGGTCGTATTCGGCCCTGATCGCATCGGCTTGCGCCTTTGCTTCGCGTTCCTTAGCAAGAAAAAGCGGATGAAGTTTTACGGCGTCGTCGGTCATGGTGCCCTTAGCGGCTTTGGCAATCGCATCCTTTACCAAGTCGATGCCCTGCGCTGTGCTTTCCAATCCCCACTCTCCTTTAATCTCCCTCTCAAGTTTGCCCAGCGCCTCCTTTGTCCCGGCTGCGTGACCCTTGTCAAAATCGGCTTTCCCGCCGCCTTTCAGTGTGGAAATGTGCGCGGCTAACGCGGTGGTAACTGCCTGTTGTGCGGTTTCGGCAATTTCGTCGGTAGCCGTTCCATCATCTGCGAGTTTGAAAACAAGTGTCGCAACCTTGTCAGCGGGCATGTTTAAGGTTTTGCCCAGCACCTCAAGAAGAAATTCTTTCATATTTATTCCGGCGTTTTTTTGCGCCGTTTTTTGCCTTGTTGTTTTGGGGTTGCAAATGAAAGTATGCCGCCCGCGTTTACATTTTGCGGGTTATGCACGCTTGGTTCAGGAGCAATCATCGTAAAGGGGTTGCCCTTGCTGTCCACTGCCCTTGGCGGCATAGCGGAGCTTATTGTGTGTACGCCGGGTGATGGGGAGGAAAGATGAAGTTCTTGAAATACTTCTTCGCCTTTAACTGTCAGTCCGGTAGAGGCAAGTATAGTTCGCGAATCTTCGCGCCCCGATCTATCCACCGCATTCACTATGCCCGCAATTTCTTTAACCGCTTTTTCTTGTGCCGCATAAAGCAGCGCCACTTCCGCCGGAACCTCCACGCTATACCGCCGAACAAAATCCCAATTGCGCCGGGCGTGACCGCTCTTTTCGAGCATTGCCCAAACCGGCTCGGCAAAGGTTTTTGTTTCGCCTGTGCGCTTGTTGCGGGCTTCGACCTTTATCATTTCTTGGTCTTGGATTTTGATTTTGCAACTTTGATACCGCCGCCAACCTCGCGCGGCTGGTCGTCGTCGTCGTGCTGATCGCGACCAATTACCCCGTGCTCATCACTTGGCCCCGCTTCTTCGGCGGCTTGCTTGTGTTTGGCTTTCACGGCCAGCACTTCCGGCGGAACAATCACCTGCTTTGCCGCTGCTCTTGGTGCGGGCCTTACAAGCGTTCCCACGTCTGTAAACTCGGCCTTTTGCGCCGCGCTCATCGCCTCCCAAATGTTGTCGGAAAAATTAAACGGCCTGCCGTTCTTGTTCGCGGTAATCATGGGGCAAAGGTGCGGGCATCGCACCCGCCCGCGCAAAACGGGACAAGTAAAACAGTACGGGCAATAAAAAAGCCTCCCGACTTGCATCAGGAGGCAGCAAACGAAAACAACATATATTAACCCCTTTGAAACTTCCCTAAATCTTTCCGCCGTTCTGGCGTTTGCACTCTCGAAACCTTTGAAGGCAGGACGTGCCCCACTGCACCGAAAGTTCATCATTCAGACCGTAATAGTCTAGAAAACTTTGTATCGCCGCCGTGTCAGAAATTGCGGCGTTGTTTCTTTTTTCGCACTCCACCCACGCGCCAATCATCGGGTCTATGGTACAAAGTCTGTGAACATGTGCCACATAAGGAAGCAAAAAGCTCTTTGGCGTACTCATAAGCGTGTATAATTGTTGGTGATTGCTGGAATTAACGGCAAAAGTAATGCCGTAATTTCAAATTCACAAACATATCGTTTACAGCGCCTTATTCACAATCTGCCGAACATCCGAAACGGGCCAACCCGTCAATCTCAAAACTAAACTCGATAAAACCAAATTTGCTGCAATCTGTGTCATTCCATGCAACAGAAACTTTCGGGTCTCGGAAATTCCAGACCAAGCCGTCGTCAAATTCAATGGTTCTTACATCGAACAAAAGCGTATGTACAAGCGCGTCGGCAATGTACTGGGTGCCGTCAAAGGTGATAGACATACGCTTTCTTACCCGCTGGTAATCCACCACCTCCTGACCTTCGGCATCTTCGTCTCCGCTTTCCGTTGGCGACCATTCAGGCCGTCCAACTTCGCCTTCCAAATACAGCATATACCCGCCTGTCTCCAATGCTCCGCCGCCTTTGATAAGGCACGGCGACGACCAAGCAACTTTGAAATATGTTTTGCGGTCGTCGTTGCAGTCGCGTGGGTAGTCTGTATCTGCGCCGTCGAAAGTGTAGACGCATTCGGATGTATAAGAACCGCTACCAGCCTCAACAATAAGATAATAGTGCGTATTCAGCGCAATACCGGGTGCAGACAATACAGCGGGCTGCATATATATCACGTACACGCCGGGATCACCTGATGATGCAATCGCAAAGGCTGTCGGGTCTAGGTTTATGGTGTCGCCGCCGCCCCACGGCAGCAGAAACACTGAATCGACCGAAACAGGATTTACATCTGTGCGTATATCTATGCCATTCAAAAGGCTTATAGAGGTGTCCGCATCCGCCAAAACCGGGTTTTTATACGGCTCAAATGCTTGGCAAGATTTCTGTTTCCAGTCTGTCCGGTTGATGGAAACATAAAACGGTATTGGCGACGGTACATAACTATCTATCATATCAGTAGGTCGAGGGTTACTTTGTTACGGATCAGGTTGTGTCCAGCCTGTGCTATTTTGCCGAGGCCCAAGGATGTAAGCACAAGTTTCGAGGCGTCGAAATTGTCTTCGCAGCACACGGCGGTACTGAATTGTGCCAGTTTTCGGGTTTTGCGGTATGTTGTGAAGGTTTGCGGCAATTGATTCATTGTGCCGTTTTCAAAGTAGCGATTATGGCGGTGCAGTTTATCGTGTAACTCCAAAAAGCCCAATTTGTCGTTGCGCTCATAAATTAGGCGCTGCCCTGTGTCGGCAAGGTAGTTGGCTAATAATACATAGCCCTTATCGCTTATGTTTTCGGCATTTACGGACGCCTTGACCTGTACCACATCGTTTGTCCAAGACCTTACCCGGTGTTCAAGATCAGCACCGCCGCCGCATCCATACTCGATTGGGTAGCCCGCGTGCCTGAAATATAGCACCGTATCATCCGCCCATTTCCAAATCTCTTTTCGTGGTGCGCCGGAATCGTCTTGATTATAGACGCGGGCAATTTTGCGGTTTGATACGTCCAAGCCGATCACATCTTCAAAGTACGAAATATGCTCAATAACCAATTCAGGGTTTTCAATCGTGCCCTGCATGAACCAATACAAGCCGAATGTTTCCCGCAAATCGTCCAGCAAATCCTTTTGTTTCAGCGTCCAGACTTTCGACTGTGATTTATCCGCGTCGGGCCGCTTCACGTCCGATTTTTGGTGGATTGTTATGTTTTGTAGGTAGGTGTCTGCAAAATCGTATGCGTCGTTTGGCGTTGGCGACGGGTGTGTTGCCGACATTCCAAAAAAGTGAGAGCGCACAATTGTGTTGCAACTTCCTTGCCCGATCAGGTAAGAAATTGCAGACTGGAACGTGCGGCCATACCTGAAAACGCCCAAATCAACGGCGTCGCTATCTGGGCAGCGCCACCACTCAAACCCGGTTAATAATGTCCAGCCCGAGCCATACGGTGGCGGGGTAGTGGACGTGCCAACCCCTACCTCTCTATGCCATGCGGTGTTGACCTCGAATCGGTTCGGCTCCGCGCACTTTGGCGAGGGGTAGGAGGCGATAAGGGAAAACTGTACACATGCTTCGTCTGTATGGACATTGCAGGGTGTAGGATTTGCCGTTGCTCGACATTCATAGCAAGGGAATAGGCCAGCCTGATACGTGCCGATTACCCCACGGGCGGATACCTCGGCAGAGCAATTGTATATGTTTTGCTCGATTTCCCATTCCTCAAAAAAGCATGTGTACAGGTCAACCGTGGTCGGCGTGACAAGTATATATTTCAGGTCCTTGTTCACCTCACAGTCATACCGCTTGGTAAATTTCCCGGCCACATATTCCCGCCATTCAAAATCACAGTATTCTTCAATCAGGATTTCTATCTTTTCACATTCGTCGGCCTCCAAAATTAGACAGTAGTCGTCGTCCTTAAATTTCAGTTGGGTAAACTTTTTCCTGTAAAAAACCTGATTCGGCTCCAATGCCGAGACTATAACCCCGCTCCATATTGGCGTGACCAATGTGGGCGGGATCGTTGAAGAATCCGGCGTTTGTATTGTAATTCGTACCTCTGACATTATGAGTGTGTGCGCATTTTTTTAACGGCGCTGCCGCTGGTTGTGACCTTGGTGCCGTCCGGCATAATTTCCACCTTTGTCGATGGTCTTTTTGATCGCTCCTTCCATTCCCGCACAAGGGTGTACATGTTGTTGAATTGCCGTTCAGTTACACCGTCCTGCCTACTGCGCGTCGAAGATGAACTGCCCGAAGCCGCCCCGGGTATTGCCGCCGCTGTATTGCTGCGCATCCGTGGGGCTTTGGTGAGGCTTCTTAGTGCCCGTTCCATGCCCATCGAATCATCTTTGTTTATGGCTTGCAACAGGTCAAAATGTTTCTGTGTCATCCGGCGGTTCACCACTGCAAACCGTTCGCCGTCCGACGTGAAAAATTCCCCGCCTTCGTATTCCGGCACGATCACGCCGCCGCCTTCGTGGGACGGCCCAACGATCACGCCGTTTTGATCTACGTGCCCGCTGCCACCTTTGCGGAATTGCCCGCTACTGATCGCCCGCGCCCTGGTCCTCACCGTGGCCATGGTTGCGATCAATGAAGCGATACCAGCAATGGACAGCGCCAAGCCGACCGGGAAAAACTTTGCCCCCTCGGCGAATATCCGCGCCGATGCGGTAATGATACTACTCACCTGTTGCGCTGCGTCGACTGCCAGTTGTTGCCGGGCTGCCGATTTTTGCGCCGCAAGGGCTTGGGCTTGTATCGCTTTTTCTTTTTGTAGGGTCAGCTCCTTTTCGCTGACAAAGGCCGCGTAGCCTGTTTTGGACAACTCCACCTCTTTGTCAAGTGCCTGCTGCGCGGCTTCAACTCGCTTATCCGCCGCCGCCTTGGCCGCGTTCGCTTCTTCCAACCGTGCGGCGGTAATGCTTTCTAGTGCGCCAACTATTTCGGCGGCGGCTTCTTTGATTGCGTCCTTTTCGGCGTCGGTGTCGGCTCCGAAGAGTTTGAAGATGTTGAAGGGCCCGCCTTGTGCTGCAGCATTTGAAGCTGCTGCAGTAAGCCCTTTTATTTGCGCGTCTAGGTCTTTTAGTTGCGCCTCGCGCTGCGTCTTTTGTGCGTCGCTCAACGCCGCCCCAAACTGCAGTTCTATTGCAATCAATTCTCGCTGCTGCTGCAGTTGAAACAATTTCCGGTTATCCGAAATTTGCTGCTCAGCGTCTGCAATTTCTTCCTCTGTGCGGCCTCTTACAGAAATGTACTCAGTAAGTAGTTGGCTTTGGCCCGCATCAAACTGGGCAAGTTCTGCAGCCTGCTGCTCCTGCTCTAACTCCAACCGAATATTAAGCCGCTCCTGCACCCCTTTCTTTTCGATCTCGGCAATGTCCTTGTTGTATTGCTCCAACAGCGCCTTTTGCTTATCCAGCGAAACGCCGGAAGAAGTCAGGCCAGCGCTATCCTTGTCAAGTTGGATTTTGCGTTCTGCTTTTTCTTTTTCGATCCCGATCAATACGCTGGCATTCGCTTCGGCCTGCGCAATTTCCGCTTCAAATGCGGCTTGCCGGGCTTCTTCCTTGGCCTTTATTACTTCAATTTCTTTTGCCAATTGCTCGGCGGCGGCATCTGCGTCGATTTTCTTTAGCCGCTCCTGATGCCCTATTTCGGCCTGCTCCAAGAGCCCTTGCAATTCAGTTCGGCCTTTAAAAGTTTCGTTTAGGCTTGCTTTCAGTTCGGTGAATCGTATTTCTTCCAGCGCCCGCTCCTTTGCAACACCTTCCGCCAATAGTTCCGCCCGCAATTGTGCCTGCTCTTTTATCAGGTCGGCGGCTTCCTTTGCAGCCTTGGCACGGTCGGCTGCTGTCGTGGTTGGGGTGGTTGGGGCGGTTGGGGTAGTGGGTGCGGTTGGTGCCGTGGGTGCCGTGACGGCTTGGCCTTCGTCAATCTGTTTTAACTGCCTGCGTATTTCGGCGATTTTTGTGGCATACTCAAGTTCCTTGTTTTGGTTTTCAAGCAGTTTCTTTCGGGCGTTTACCTGCCCTTCAACGGAAGCGGTTATCTCTTTCTGCCTGCCTAAGTCCGCACCAAACGCGCCGCCACCGCCGCCAAGAGTAGTCTGTACGGCTGCCCCCTCGGCTAACTTCTTTAAATCTTCATAAGAGCCTTTAACCTTTGAAAGCTCATCTTCGTAAACCTTTAACTGCGTCCTTGCTGTTTCGGCAAACAGGGCTTTGTTTTCTACCTGAAACGCTTTGATTTTGTCTGTATTAAATGCCAGGGCATTGCCGTATTTATCCACCTCAGTAACCGCGCCCGGCACAAGTTTTTGAAGGTCGGACAATGTTGTATTTAGTTCGGTCTGCTCCGTTTTGGTAAGCGTCGTTTTTTGCGATAGGGTAGTGTACTTTGTTAGTAGCCCCGGCAACCGCGCGTCCATGTCAACCACCTTTTTGAGTTGGTCGCCATACGAATCGTTCAGCGCCTTGGTTGGATTGAGTAGTTTGTTTATACCCCCGGCCAGTGACGAAAACACGTCGAGCGCGGCGTTTTTGATCGGCACCAATAAATTGCCGATTTCGCGCAACACCGCGCCCCACTGGGCAGACGCCCGCGCCGCTGATCCGGTTACAGCTGCCGTCTTTGCAGCAAGGTCGGCGAATTTCCCGCTTCCGGTTGTAAGGTTGTCAAACGCTTGTTCGAGTGCTGAAAATCCAATCTTGCCTTCGCTGGCCAACTTTTTCACATTGGCCTCAGACGTGCCTAATACTTTGGCGAACTCCGAAATAATGGGCACCCCGGCGTCCACTAACTGGTTGATGTCCTCGGCGTACAATACGCCCGCAACACGGGCCTTGCCGAATATGGTTGTCAGTTCGCCAAAGTCTTTGCCTGTCCCGGCTGCAATATCCGCTACCTGTTTTAACCTGTTTTCAAGGTCAGAAAGCGGGACACCAAAAGCCAAAAGGGATTTTGCGGACTGCTGTGCCGTTTCTTCCAGTAAGCCGTTGGCGGCGGCAAATCGGTTGATATTTGCTATTACCGTGTCGGCGTTGGCGGTGTCACCCAAAAATGCTTGAAACGCAATTTGCGTCTTTTTGAAAGATTCGGCGGCTTTTACCGATTCGCCCGCAAACCCTGCCAGCAACCGCACCCCTTCCGCAATCAGCGTAACCTTTGTGAATGCCCCAAACAATTCCCCGACCACCTCCTTACCGACCGACGCCTGTTGGTTGAACTCCTTGAAACCCTTTGGCAAATCAGCGCCCAGCGACTTGCCCCGCGCCGCCAAAGATTTGAGGGACGTGTCCGCCTCTCCAATGGCCTTTTTGTATTGGGCTGCCGTTGCCGGGTCTAACGTGCCCTTAAGCGCGGCTTTCAACTTCGCCGCTGCTGCTGCTAACTGGTTGTATTCTCCTTGGATGTCGTCTACCTCTTTGGCGTACGTCTTCGCGTCGGCGGTCGGTGTGTCGAATGTGTCTTTCAGTTTAAGTCCCAACGGCGTAACCGTCGCTTCAATATCGGCCATTGTTGCGTCTACCTCGGCCAATGCCTTGGCGTACTTCGCCGCCGCCACCGGGTCAAACGTGCCCGCCAATGCCTTGCGCAGTGTTTCCGCCGCGCTTTCGAGTTTCTTGTATTCGCTCTTTATCGTGTCGATTTCCTTGGCGATCTTCACCGCCTCAATCGCCTGCGTCCCAAAAATGTCCTTGCCCGCCTGTTGGACGCGGGCCATTTCTGCGCGAATACCGGATAGGTCGGCTTTCAGTTTGCCAATGTCCAGCAGGGCTTGTCGGACGTCAATTTGTATCGTTGTATCAGACATTGTATTTCAGGATTTCGGCAATTATGCGGGCTTTGAGCCGCTTTAGTTCATCAGGGGACGGCTCGATAATGTTCTTGCCCTCCCTCTTGTTGTTGTACTCTAATTTCTTGGCCGCTTCCGGGTTGTTCATTCCAAGCGTGACGACCACAATGCCGCCGGATGATTGCACGCTCTTTGTCCCGAACGCCTTCCACATCAGATTGCGAAAAGAGAAATTCTTTTTGTCCACCGGCCTGTTATTGAACCCGCGAAACTGCTTGTAAGAAACTGGCTCCTTTTTCTTTATCGCCTGCTTTACCTTGGCCTCACCGGCAGCATTTGCGCTCCTGTTTAGGTAGAAGAAAGCGGGCAGCGGCTTTTCGCTGTAAGGCGTAAAACTGCTGCCATCCGCCGCTTCCCCTGTCTCAATCACCCTATTTGCAATATCCGCCGCCAAATCCAGCGCCGCCACTTGCACAATATCCGAAAGGCGCTGCAAGAGTAGTCTCTCCAGCGCGTCGGCTTTGTTGTAGGCGTCGTCTATGCTCATTGTAAAATGTTTGGCGGTTTGAATTGTCGCGCTTACCTTTGCAGTGCGCTTTTTGGTAGATTGCGCAGTTTCATTTGGTTTTTTCGGGGTCTGCCCGGTCGCTACAACAGCGCCGGGCTTTTTCTTTTTAATCCTGGCCCTCGCTGACCGGCAGGCCGTCGGCTGGCAGATAGGCGTTTACCTTCCGGCACATTTCCGGCTCTGGGTTGTAGTGGATGATTTGGCGGGCAGGCACCACATGCGCATTGCCGTTCAGTTTCACAACGCGGGCCTTGCGACCTTTCAGTGTGATGTGCCCAAAGCCGTCGTAACCCACGCGGCCCGTCTCGGCCAACTTGCGGGCGGTGATGTCGAAAAAATGGCGTAGCACTTCCTTTACCGTTTCGGGTGCGATGTTGGAGCGTTCGTAAACGCCTTGCGCCGCTTCTCTGAGGTCGAAATATTCTTTGTTCATTTCTTCGGATTGAAAAGGTGATAAATGATGGTTGCCAGCGAAAACAGCGCGATGGCAAAGCCTTGCCAATTTCCGCTAATTGCTGCTGAAAGCGCGTCATTCAGGCCGGTAAACAATTCCGCCGGTATTGCCGGAATGATCGCGGTAACAGCTGTGGCCAAATAGTTCCAAGTGTTTTTGCTGACTGCCCACGCCTTCCAATCAATCTTGGAATCTTTGATTTTTTCCCGAATAAGCCCAACCGAGCCAACAAGGGCAAAAATATACCCAACAGCCTCGGATGCATCCCCCACCGGGAACCCGACGAACAAGCCGCCAATGAATAGGACACCCGACAGCCAAAAGTTGGTGCCCTGCCAAAATTTTACAGATTGATCTGCCATTTTGAAAATTATTTGTTTTTTAAAATTAAAGTACTTGCCTATACCTGCACGTCGAACCCGCCTTTGCCCTGATCTCCGAAACGGTGATTTCAGACGCAAACCACGGCGTAACATCGCCGTTTGCGGACGGAGTTATCGTGCCCCTTATAAATGCAATGTTTCCGGCTGTTGCGCCGCTACCGGTGTTGCAGGCGGCAGGAAGGTTGTACCCGGTCACGTTGTTGTCTGTGCGGGTTGTCGCTGCAAGCGAGTAGTCGGAATAGATAACAAGAGAGGTGAAGGTGGGGCCGTTTAGTACCCACCGACTACCGGTAGATGTTGCCGCCGCAGTGTAGGTTATTTTAAACTCAAAATCGTAAGTATTGCCAGCAATTACCGGGAACGCCAATCCAGGTATTTCTACAAGGGTATTAGCCACGACCTCTGCGTTTGCAACATCGGAAGAAAGCACAACGATACTATCCCCCGACGTTACGGGCGAAGTGCCCTGGTTCAGTGACGTTTTGACCGCGCCCGAATTGGTGAAAACCTGCCACCCCTGTCCGTGCTGGTAATCCATCCTTTCACCAACGCCCAAAACACATTTAAAGAGCGTGAAAAGCGCCGTACCGTCGTAAAGAGAAATAAGCACCTCCGCGCTTGCCGTGTCTGAATTGTAAACAGAAAGGTATTCTACAAGCCTTTGAGTAGATGCCGCCGGGGCCGATACCACATTAACCGCCGTCGTGCTGTTGGTTGCAGCCGTTTGCCGCCCCGCTGTTATATTGGTTGCGGTCGTGTCTCGGTATGAGGCAACGCACTGCAATTGATTGGTTGTTATAGCGGCGGTCAAGTCCACCTGTATTGTTTCGTCCGTATCTGTGAGTATTAGCATGTCAGGAAAGAAATTCTTTGAACCTCGTTAAAAGATAGGCCACCGCCACCGCCACCTGATGGAAGTGCGTAGCAAATGGCGTATTTAAGGGCAACCGACAACGGTATTAAATCCAGTGCATCGCCGCTACCCGCACTCCCGGACGTTGTTTCTGCAAGTGCATCGCCTGAATCCCCGGTTGTGGCCCCAAATATGTTTGCGCCTGAGTACAGGAATGTTCCGTCGCCTTCGTCAGTTGGCCCGGAATCGGTTAATTTTATGTTGACGGCGTGCGTGTGTGCTGGCAGGTTTCCGCTTGTCAATACGACTGTTTCACTACCAATATAAGAGGCCAGGTCTTTTGTGAGGCTTGCGCCAACAACATATCTATCCTGCATGTCAGGAAGGTTAAAAGTAGTTGTACCGTCTCCAACGCCAAACGCGGTACCAATGGCACTAAAAAGGTCTGCATAGGTAGTTCTGGATATTTCCGCGCCATCGCACCAAAGGTGCCTATCCGGTAGTGTGTCATGCGCCAAAATCTTTATTTGGCCCACAATGTCACCTCCGGCACTTCCGCCGCCGCCCGGCAAATCCTCTATATCCAACTTTTTTAACACCCCGTCAACCTCGATTAACAGGAAGTCTCCAGCCGCCGGGGCTGTTTCCGCCACAAGCCCGCCAATAGTTAATTCATCATGGCCACCCTCCCCGGTAGTTGTCCGGCCTAAAATTTTATTCGGGCCGGACACGTTTACTTTCGCATCCAACGTGTCTGCCGTTGGCAAAAACTCCTTTGCTCCAGTGCTTGGGTTGAGAGTGTACGGTCTTCTTTTTGCCATTTTATTAAGCGGTTACAGTGGTTGGCGTGCTGGGCAAAAAGCGTATTGCCGTTGTGCCTTCCGCAACGCCCACCACTTGCATGATGTCGTTTGTAGTGAAGGTGAGCGCCGAAAACAACGCAATGCCGCCCGTGACGCTGTTGGACAAGAAATATGTAGCGTTTGCGGTCAACCCCGTGAACCCGGTAATTTTTGCGCCTGCCGAAAACGTGACCTGTCCGCTTGCGCCGTTGGAAATTGCCGATTGGCAAAAGCCTGTTGCCTGCTTGGTCACGTCGTTGGCGTCTGCTTTCATGATCTGGCCGCTACTGTTGACATATATCAAATCACGCGCACCGATCGCCTCCCCTGCGGTATAGGTTTCAGTTGCCGAACCGGTTGCCGCTATGGTGAAGTTTGGATAGGTGCCGCTGATTGATATGCCGGTGCCCTCGGTTAGCGCAACCGTCTGATCGGGGTCGTCATTTGTGACGGTTGTCTCCCCTGTGGTATCGTTGTATGCAACGGATATGCCGGTGCCGCCAACAACCTTCGCGCCAATCTTATCTTCTACCGCTTCGGCAAAATCCGTGAGTTTCGAGCCGGTGATATCGGGCACGTTCCCGACCGGGATGGTATCTGAACCGCCGATATACTCCAGGCCGTCCGTACCTTGTGTTATGGGCCTTTTAACTGCCATGATTTACCTTTTTAGTTTGTGTATGTTGAAAGTGAAAAGTCGATTCTTATTTTTTTTGCACCGCCCGCAACCCCCGCCTTTTGGAAAATTACGCCCGTCACTGGTTGCGTGTTGAAAATTTCCCCGTCGGCCCCTACCCATAAAACCGTATCTGCCGCAAATCCAAAGGCGCTATCTTCCACGATGCCGGAAATTGCAACCGTCACCGTTCCGTTTGCTGTTGCGCTTGTCTTGGTTATCCCGTAAGCCCGGCCATGGTGCGCGGCGTCCGTGTTCTGGAAATACCAGGCTTTCCCGGCGTCCACGATCACAACCCTGCCTGTCGAAAGGTTTTGCCCCGCTGTCAGATCAACCGTCTGCCCGCCTGCTGCGCCATCTGGCCCCGCTGGCCCCTGCAATCCAATAGGCAGCACGACAACAGGCCGCGCCTGTTGCATCACTGCTTTGGGCTGCCGCTGCTCAATTCTTACAAGTATTTCCATTATACATCGAGTGCGTTAAATGGGCCTTTGAATAGAGTGAGAGGGTTGCCGCTCACCGGGAATACTTGCAAATAATACCGTTCCGGGCACAGCGTCCAATCCGCCACCGTTTCCGGTGTGATCGGGTGCAGGATATGCCCTTCGTCGTCCATGTCCACATCCGTGCTTTGGTAAACAACTGCCCCGGATTTGCTCAGCACTACAAACTTTGCGGTATAGGTAGACAAATCCAGCGGCGTGCTTACGCCGTCCACGCTCATCACGGCCCAAGCCTCATACGGCAGGCCGTCAATCTTCATGAACTCAATGGGCGATATTGCCGGGATTCTCGTAAATGATGCCATGGATGATGTGTTTTTAGTGGTGGATTAGCCGCCGTTTATTTCGGCATCGGGTGAGCCTTACGCCACGCGGAAGGCCGCACCGGATTTGCCGAGGCCCATAGGCCAAGTTTCTTTTTCTTCGCCGACCGCTCTAGGTCTTTGTATCGCTTCTTTACCGCGCTCGGCAACTTGTTCGGGCTGTAATACCAAGCCCATCCCCGCGCCAGTGCGACCTCTGCAATGCTTTGGCCGTCTATGTACACCGACACACGGGGCCGGTTGTATCTGTCCACCCCGTAAACCGTGTATGTAATTGCCTTGCCCCTGATTATTGCCCGCACACTGTCCGCCGCCTGTTGGCCGTACGGTTGCGCCGCGCTCACATAGATATTTTGCTTTTCCGGCGCATCGATCCCTTCTTCGCGCCCCGCCTTGCCTTCCGGCATCAATCCGGCAAATTCGTAACTGTCGCCGTCGAAAACGCGGCGGATTACTGAGGTAGGGGGCTGTATGGTATCCTTGGAAGCGAGCAACGTGCCACCCAAAACAAACCCATCCAAGGCTGCGTAATTTTCAGCGCCAGGGCAATGCGGATAGCAGGCCGGGACTTTTATCCATCCACCCGAAAGGGTAGGCGGCACAATGCTGTCAGTTTGCGCCGCGCACCTTGCCGCGCACATCAGGACAAAAAGCCCCAGCAATGCAATGCGCTCAATAAATCGTTCTTTCAGTGTGTCGATCATTGTTTTGTCTTTTTAGTGGTTTTCGGTTTTGGGGTCGTCGGCGTTGTCGCTGGTGGTGTGGTTGGGGTATCGGCTGCGCGGTTGTTGCCGCCGCCGCCTTTCTTGCCCCGCATAAGTTTGCGGGCTGCTACAATTTGGCTGTTAAGTGTGTCCAGCTGGATATTAACAGCAGCCAACGCTTCAATCAACTTTTGCTTTTTTGCCTGCGCTTTTGACTTTTGCGCGTACAAAAAGGCGGTATCAATTTCCACCTCTGTCAAGATGGTTAATTTTTTGGTTGTGGTGTCAAACGCTATGCGCTCCTTTTGGGCGTTGGCACCTGGCAGTATGTAGAGCAGCGCAAAGGCCGCGAAAAGTATTTTTTTCATTTTTTGCTGATATAGTAGGTTGAGTTTGACGCCCTGTATATGATTTCCAGATGTTCGCCAGCAGCAAGCGTGTAGGGGCTACTGGTTACGCCATACGCCCCTGTAAACTTCATGTTTGATCCTGAAAGGATTATGTCGTTCGTAAGGTTGCAGCACCCAAATATGTGGTATGTGCGCCCGCTTTCCTGTGAGCCAAGTTCCAGTGTGAGGTCGCCCGCCGTTGGGTCGGCTTCCACCACATAATCGTCATGTTGGAGGGTTAAGGTTGTGGCCCCGCCTGAACTTGCATAGGTGGCCATACTGAACGCGGTTTCCTGTATGTCTGTAATCTGCCCTTTGGCGTTCACGTCCACCTCCAAGAACTTGTTATGGGTGCCATACGTGCCGGGTGTTACACCAACATCCGAAAGGCTTGCACTGGGCACAATATCGTCGGGTAGCGGCCCCTGTGCTAATTGCCCGCCGCTTGCCGCCATAACAAAATCCGTTTCCGTTGTGATTGCTGGCAAGTTTTGCAGCCTTACCGTGCCGTCTACGTGGAGCGTATCTGTTGGATTACTCATCCCCAAGCCAATCCCCACCGTGCCATTTAGTACGGTCAAAACCGGCTCGCTGCCGGATGTTACAAATAAAGGCTTGCCCGCCCTCGGTCGGAATATCATCCGCCCATAGTCATACCAAATCGTTCCGCTTGTGCCGCCGCCGCTTGTGCCGATAAAACTACCAAGATCGGCCCCGACGCTAGTAGGAAAGGAAGTACGGGCACCCTCCAAAATCAATGGCACGTCGCCCGCGTTGCTGATCCACATAGCACCCTGCCAAGTGAAGTTTTCTTTGTACACCGGGACGGTGCCAAAATTATTGACATTGGTTATTTTTATATTGCTTGTACCTTTCAGGAACATGTTACCCGAAAACGTGCCGCGTCCGTAGAACTCCGCTTCGGTGCCGTCCAATCGCAAAACCGGGTCTGTCCGATTGATGGTAAAATATATTTCGTTGTTCTTGCGCCCTCCAAATATCAGGCGTCCGTAGTTCGACCAAAGGCCGCTACCCCCCGCCGTGGTCGCCACAAAGGAATGGTCGTCTGTGATGTAGGTGCCTGTCGGATCGGCGTTGACTTCGCCGATTATCTTAAAACCCGTTGAGCCGCCGCCCGTGCTGAACAAAGCCGCCGAGTTTATGACTGAAAAGTTGTTTGATGCTCCGAAGTTGGTGAACGTAAGCGCGTACGTGCTTACGCCGTTCACTGTGGTATTCTCGACCAAGTTGCCGCCAAATTTTACGGTAGCAACGCCAGCCGTCGTGGAGACGGTTGTACCGTTGCTTCCAACCACTGAAAAAACGCCGTCCTTGCGGCTGTACCAATTTGAGTTATCGCAGGTGACGACGGTATTTGTGAGCGTGACCGCTGTCGATGCGCCATTTATCGTTGTGCTGCCGTCGGGGTCAAAAGTCACGGCTCTACCGTCCGTCAAGTTATTAACGGTGATAATATTTTCAGGACGGCGCAACAGGTCGGGCAAAATGATGGTAGCCGCGCCCGTGCCCGACACGGTCACATTGTCGTGGAATATCGTTCCACCACTCGCTACGGATTGCGTGGCCGCGCCGTTTATGATGCACCCTTTCAGCACAAAGCGGGTATTTGCCGGGGTTGCCCCAAAGAACGTGTACGGCAGTGGCGTGACGCTGGTTGTGATTGTATCGTTTAGGAATTTATAAATTTTGTTGTCACCCGATTGCCCGCGCAACAGGTAGGAGCATTTTATTCGGCACCCTTCAAAAATGCTTGCCCCGTTACTGTCGTATATCAGGTCGTCGTTCAGTTGTATATACGATTTGCGGATGGTGAGTGCCCCCCGCGCCGATACCATCAAACGGTCAAACCGAACGATTTTGCAATTTTCGATAATGCTGCCCGCCGGGAATCCTACCTGATCTGTAACGCCGCCGCCGTCAAAATAGCAGTTGGTGAAAGTGGCGGCGCTGTCGCTGTACGATTCGTCTTGATTGATTAGTTTTAAGCGGTTGGCATAACTGCCCGTGCTGTTATTGCCTTCAAACACCACATTTTCAAGGCGTATATTTCGGCTGGTACGGGTGCCCGTGGTGAAGTATAGCGCGTATCCTTCGCAGTTTCGTACCGTCCCGTCTTGGATTGTGAACGTGTTAGTGTGCCTGGTTGCAAGCCCAACACCGCGCAAGGCGTCGCCAACCGAATAGGCAGGGTTGCACCCGTGGCGGCTGCCGTCAATGTCAAACCCCTGTAATGTGATGTTTTGGGCTAAAGTGTCTTCATGGTGCCCTACCCAAAAGGAAGGGATTGCAACGCCCGACACATGCACATTGCTGGTACTTTGGGCCAGTAAATCAGGCTCCAAGTCAATCCCGGCAAGCCCAATACTATCCGCGTCGATGGTCGAAATATTGACATTGCTCCCGGCTATAATCGCTATACCATTGCGGTATATGTTCCGCATTACGACATTTGAAATATTCACGTTGTCGCAGTGGTCGGTTTGCGAGACGATGATAATGCCGTCGCCCCGCGTGTTCTTTATTTTCAGGTTTGACAGGGTAATGTTTTTCACGCCGCCCCCTGACTCATTGCCCACAACAATACCGTGCGAAAACTCGCTTGTCTGCGTGGATATTTGGCCGCGTAACTCAAGCCCCTCAACGGTCACGCCGTCCGAAAGGATGGTTATTATTTTTGCTTGTGTGCTTTTTAGGCTGGCTTGTTGCAGTATGGCATTATTACCCCAAACACGTTTCGGGCTGCTTATAGTGTGCGTTCGACACTTGTAAGTTCCCGGTGGAAACCAAACATCGTAAACGGTATTAAATGCCTTTTGTATTGCAAGGCTGTCCTGCGTGGTGCCGTCACCCTTGGCCCCGAACCACTTGACGCTTACGGCCTTGAAGTCGATACGCTCCCACTTCCTTGTTGGCGTTGCGCCATCTGAAAAAACCATATACTGATCCGCTGTGCAGGAGTAGCACCGCCGGAATATGCCACCGCGTAGGCTATCCCTCATAATTACCACGTTGAATCCGGCGCGCGCGTAGGCGCGGAATGCCGTGCTGTCTGCCACTTCATCGACCCGGCCAACAACAAGGCCCGCCGAGATTTGCGCGGCAATGGTGGCGGGTGGGTAGCGGCGCAATTCCCCGGTAAAGGTGTCCACCATCACAAACGCGGCTTCGTGGGTCACGTCCGTATTTTCAAGGTAAAGGGCGTAAATAGAATTTTTGTTGATTCGCAGTGTTTTGCCGTCTGTGCCGTCCGATGCTGTTATATCTGTCTGATAAACACCGCCCCCGCTGTCGTACTGCTGCATCGTTGTCACGTTCGACGCGCTGCCTTGGATTTTCCAGACGTTGCCCGTGCTATAATTCAGTGTAGCGCCCGCCTGTATCGCGTTGTCGGCCTCATTGTAATGGAACATGTCAACGCCCTGAATGGCGGTACTTCCAAGCCTTACAAGAGAGTAGGCGACGCCGGGCGTGCGCTGAGCCTCGAAGAGCAAATTTCTTGCATCGTCAAATGTCAGGTCGTAAGCCTTTTGCCCATGCACTCGCGTGTGTTCGGTCAATGGCCCGCCCAATACGAAAGCCGTGTCCCGGTCTGTCAAGCCGTTGTACACGGTATCCACGCCGCCCCCACCGCCCGAAAAGATAATAAGTCTTGGCACCCATGTCGTACCGTTCCACCGCAACACCTGCCCAACGGTGTCGCCGTCGATTATAGACAGATTTGCACCAACCAACTCAAGCCCGCCATTTACAATTGTAGGCTGTATGCAAAAACCCGTACCTCGGATTAGGCCGTCAATTCGCGTCTGGTTCTGTATTTCAAGGACGCCGCCCTCGTTGTAGTCGCATGTGTCCGTAAGCGTCTGCGCATTCAGCGCGGCGGATAGCAGGCACAGCACAAAGGCTATTATTTTAACAATGTCGGTTCGCGTCACTTCCATACGTACACTTTTATTTTTAGGCCGTTTAGGTTTGGGCGACCTGCACCCGTTTCAAAATCCAAGGAGTTGTCGACGTTGTTTACAAAAAAGTCCCGGACAAAACCGGGCTCTGATGGGTGATAGGCTTGGCGGTTTACATAGGCTTCAACGTGCGCCTCCCTCGTTGGCAGGGTTAATTCAGAAACCGGAATTGTGGCCTTGTTGCTCGCAATAACCCCCTCCCAAATGTACCGCCGGGGCGTTCCTGTCGCAATCCCGCCCGCGCCAAAATCAGGCGTGAACGATGCAAAAGGGGAATGGAAGTTTTTCAAATAAAAGGCGCATGTATTCGTAAGCACCTCCCACCCATCCGGCGGCAAATCATCCATCAGTGCGTATTCCTCGCATGTGAAAGCGCGGGTAATGTTTTCGCCCGCGTGGAACATTGTAACCGCTTTATCCATTACTTAGATCAGGTCTTAATTCTTTGGCGCGTTCATCTGAAATCCACATTATGAAGTGGCGGCAATTGTAGCGGCCCCTTTCAAGTATAGGGTTGTATGTGTCTTTTGTATCCTTGTCTATCAGGTCTGCGTCATCCTTCCATGTTGCCGTTTCGTCCCGGTGAAACACCTTGCCGTTCCGCTTTTCGCAAAACTTCCGCGTGCTGTCGATCAGGCCACCCGTGTATCTGAAATAATTCAGTTTCAATTCATCGGCCATGTGCAAATTTTGAATTTCCCGCACTTGGCTGTAGCTGTCGAAAGCGTACTCCTTCCAGTGGGACAACAAAGCCCCGTCCACGTTTTCGGCCCCCTGCACCAACACCCGCAACCCTTCGGCAAACTTATCCGGCCCAACCTTGGACGCCATGGAATTGACCACGTAGTCCAGTATTTTGCCGCGCACCTCCGGAGCTTTCGATAGCCTGTCAAGATAGCCGCCTTCCAGAAATTCGCCCTTATCATTGAGGCCGATTTTGGCCCGGATCAGTTTCGTGTCTTCCGCAATGCGCTTTACTTTTTCTTCGTCAAATCCTGCTAACAGGTAATAGGATTCATTCCGCCCTGCGATCTCCAGTAACTCCTTTGCGAATCGTTCCGTAACCGCTCGCGCCTTGTCTGCTTCAAACCCGGCCCAAACCCTTTCGAGAATAGTAAGCCGTGCCATGTTCCCGCTTCCGGTCGTAAGCTTCCCGTCCTTGTACTGGAGTTTTGGGGCCAATTCAGTCAGCAACCGCGTCAATAAATCACGCTGAACGCCGGACAGTGCCCGCGTAAGCCCGCCAATTGCGCCCCGTATCGCTTTCTCTGTTTCGGCGACCCATTTATCAATCTCTTTTACAAAGTCCATTGTAGGCCATTTGGCGCGTCCGTCGCGCTTCCGGTGTGGTTCCGGCGGCTTCCGGTGTGGTTCCGCCTGCTTCCGTTTTGGTTCCGGTGTGGTTCCGGTTTACTTCCGCTTGGTTCCGCATTGGTTCCGGTCGTCTTCCGCTTAAATTCCGGCGGCTTCCGGCATGGTTCCGGGTACTTCCGCCGGGCTTCCGGTTGGTTCCGGTTCGCTTCCGATCAGGTTCCGCCCGCTTCCGCTTGCTTCCGGTTGGGCCGAAATATTCAAGGCCGATCTCGTTGGCGCACTTCCGCCTATTTCCGCCGCAATCGCCGCAACTTCCGCGTCCACAATCGCCACCTGCTTGCCCGCTTCCATCCTGTAGAAATCCGGCATTTCCCGGTCTATCTTGTCGAAGATGTTGCCGAGGTTGGCGTACAGGATTTTCTTTGTCTTGGGCACTAAGTCGGACGTTAGAAGAAACAGTATTTTGTCTTCCGTCTGCCCGCTGAACGGGTTGAACCGTTCGCGCACTTGAAACTTCTTGTATCTGTCCGGTTCGTCGGTGTACATAATGCGGGCAATATCCTGCTCAACACTTTGCCGTATTGCTGGCCCCGCCCCGGTGTCGTTCACTTGCTTGAGGTCGCCCATCAGCGAATCAAACCCTTTCAGTTTTGCATCCCGCTGTACCAGCATGCGGGCGTATAAACCCGCGTCTTTCTGGGTGATCTTGGCAACGCCTTCCACGATAAATCGCCACATTGCCGCTCGCTTCACCGAGTAAGGGTAAAGGGCATCGTACACACTTTCAAGGTCAATCATTTTGCCCGTGGCCGTTTCTGACACTTGCGCCTTTGTGAAAACGTCCGAGGCAAAAATTGCCTCCTTTGCTTTGGCTGTCAGCGCGTCTACGTACTGGGTTTGCCAGTTCAAAATATCAATCGGCGGGGCTTTGTACGTCATCAACTTTTCAAGGTCGATAACACGGCTCGGGTCGGTCGGGGTGTCCACCACAATTTCTTCCTGCGTGGTGGTCGGTTTCTTCTTGCCCGATCCTTTGCAGGCTTGGCACGTTGCCCGGTTACCCTCCATATCTTCCACCGTTCCGCCCATGCATCCGGTAGCGTCGCAAGGGTCTTGCGTACGTATCACGATGGGGAAGGCGTGGAGCGAGGCGGTTAAATCCAACTCACTGTTTACCTTCAAGCACTTCTCCAAGTACGGCACCATCGGATGGAACGGTGCCAAGTAGGTGCGGCCTTTCGTAAGGTGGTCGCGCTTGTATCCCGCCCGCATCGCTGGCACAAACCCAAGGTTGTGCGGCGGGTGCTCGGTCAGTATCCAGTACTTTGCCGCCAGTATTTCCGCCTGTGGCTTCCGTTCGTCGTTGTCTTCGATTTCATCAAGCGATACCGACCTGTTTGGCAGGTATAGCGTGTACCGGGTCAATTCCTTGTCATTCGCGCCGACCGTCACCGCTTTGGCGATCAGGTAAAGCAGCGTTCCACGTGGATCGTGTTTAAAGTCCAGGGCGCAATCACTTGGCACCTCGAAAGGGTAGGGTTGCGCCGACTTGTATCGGTTATCGAACGCCTTCCATTCAAGTACCATCCATGCGTTCGGGTCGGTGAAATTCAGTTCGCGGAAACGGGTATTAACCCAATCGTCTGCGCTCAATTCGCCGCTGAACACGTCCAACACTTCCTCCAGCACCTTTACCTTGTCGTCGCTGTTCGTGTCATTTTCGTACTCCAACACCCGGCGGTGGTTTGCCCGGTTCGACTTTTGGAAAATGTCGTCGATATTGGAGACGGTTGCCGTGGTGATGTGCTTCGTGATCTGTACGCGCTGTTTGAAAAGTTCGGCGTTTTCACGCCGGACAAACTGCCGCAACTTCTTATCCAACCCCTCGCCCGTGACATAGGCAAGATAATCAGTGGCCAGCATGACCGTGCGGTCATAGTGCGGGTGCGTCAACTTCTTGTCAACGACCTTGTAAAGCCGGTCTATTGCTTCTTGCTCTGTCACAGGTGGAGTGGCGTTTTTTGTGCGATTTTGTGTGCCCGGTTCAGTACCCGGTTCATGCCCTGATTTTCAGGGGATTAGAAAGGGCTCAGCGTGACCTCCGGCTGTACGCCTGTCCAAGTGAGCGTGCCTTCCAGTTTCTGCACATCCGTGTCAGATTCGGGAATAACATAGAAAATGCTGATGGTTGCAGCAAAGCCTGAATCGCCGCCCGACATAAGGCCGTCCGCCTCAAACCAGCATTTGTATGTGATCGTCCCGGCGGTTTGGATGGTGCGAGCCATTGCGATGTTTGCAATGTTGGTTTCATCAACCGCGAAATTGATCACATTTTCTGCTGCGCTGCTCACCTTGCGGCCGCCGGAAATTTTGGTTTCCGTGGTGGTCGGTTTTGGCATGGAGCCAATTACTGTGAGCTGTCGGATGGGGGCCGCGCCTGAGCCGGGAATTACGGCGTCATTGTCGATCCGGGTTGTCCATTCGGTATCGTCGGTCACGTCGGCAAGTACATCTGCCGATGTATTCCGGGTTAGGTAGATTTTCCCTATCTGGCCGAAGTGGATGCTGGGCGCGCAATCGTCAAACTCGACGGCGGGGAGCACGGAAGTAGTACAAGCCATTTTTGCAGTAAGTGTTTGTTTTTTGAAAAATTATGCTGCAAAAGTCGGCCCGCTGCCGGGGTGGGGCAAATTGAGACGCGTTAATAGAAACGCTAAAGGGTGGAGACAATGCCCATCTGATTGTTCGCAAACCGGTTAAAATCGGCCTCCCAAACCTTGCAAAGAAAGTAGTCGCCGGTGTCGGTGAAGTGGCCGTATTTTTGGTACCGCTCTTTGTTTTCTCCGACAATCACCTGCTTTAGCTTGTCGCCGTTCACGTCGGTCTTGGTACCAAAGTAGTCGTCAATCACCTCTTTGCAAGAGGCGTCGATCATAAGGCGTTTGTCTTTGTATTTCCCGGCCAGTATATTGTTGATCCAAGTCCGTCGGGGCCTCACCGATGGATTGCTGAGAAATACCCGGCTGCTCGTATTGTGCAGGAAGGGGCGCAACACTTGCTTAATTATTTCGTAGTCGCTCCGGTTTTCGCGGGTATCCCGCTTATTGCCGGATGCGTCGCCATACAGGTAGGCGGTTTTCACCCGGCTGCCGTATTTGGCCCTGAATGCTTCCGCCGCCGCTTGGCTGGTCGATGTTGGCGGGCGCATTGCAAACCGATCAAAGCACCGCGCCCACTCCACGCCGTCGGCGTCCCGGTACACTTGCCAGCAGGACAGGGACAGGTAAGGCAAGACGTTTTGGTCGAAGGATAGGTGAACGGGCAGTCCCTCAATAAATGGCACTTCGCCGACGTGGGTACCGCGGGAAAAGGAATAGTAAAAGGAATTGTCGTTTCGGCGGGCGTCCCAGTCGCCCTTGATGAACATCTTATAGTCCACTTCGTCCATGTCGCCCCATGCCGCCCATTGATCGCCCGTAACATACGGGTTGTCGTCGGGTAATGCCTCGGTAAAGGAGTAAGGAGGCGCAAGGACCCCGGCTGCGTATGGCTCGTACAATTCGTCCCGCGTCCACCCGTCGTTTGGGTTGAAGGAAAGAAAGGCCATGGCTGGCGGCATCTGATCGGGTGGGAGCGTCCAAGAGCCTAGGCGCTGCTTTACCATATTCCATGTGCGGCGGTCCAATTCTTCGCCCTGCTCCATGAATACCCCATTGGTTTCCAATCCAAGGAAGTGGTTGAGGTCGGGGTTGCGCTCTATGTTTTCGGCCATGAAGTAGATAATTGAGCCGTTCGGGAACACGGCCCGCATGTTGGAGCCGTAGCGCATTTCAACCGCCGATGGTTTCAGTTTGAGAAAGGAAGGTATTGTTGTGGAGAGTAGGACAGGCAAGGTTTTGCGAATAACATGCCACCGGCTGCGCGGGAACCTTTTTGCCAGTACGATAAGGATAAACAGGATAACAAAAGTCTTTCCGCCACGAACCGCGCCCCCATAAGCAAAGTACCTGATTTCCGGCCCGATCCTGTTGACGCGGGCCATTACCGCGTTAAAAAAACTTGCCTGCTTGGCGTTTTGGGTAAGGTCAATAACAAACTCTTTTGCCTCTGCTATCATAAGTCGATTTCGGTGCCATCAGGTAGCCGGTATTTTGTGCTGGTCGTCATTTTCACCTCGCTCTCTTCCTTCGCCACACTCTGCCCAAACGCCCTGTCAAGTACCTGTTTGAGCATTTCCTGCCCGCGCTTGCCCATCATTTCGGCGGCGACGCGGCGGATCAATGCCGGGTGCTGGTTGGTGGTGTCATTGGCCCGCTTTTCGTTAAGCGGGTCGCCTGCAATGGCCATCACGTCGGAAACGGGCAGGCCCATTAGGTACTGGTATGCTTCCACCACTTCCGTAAGGCTTACTTGTTCGTAACCCTTTTCCCGGCACTCGTGCAGGAAGGCTTTGAAGCCTTTGCGCGGGCGTCCGTTGGGGTTGCCGCTTTCGCCTTTTTCGGCTTGGCTTATTGCGCCGCCGTGCGGCTGTTGTACTTTCTTCGCCATTTCTTCGCCTCTGTTATGCCTCTGTTTTTTGGATTTTAGAAAGCCACTGTAAATAGATTTGATGGGATATTTGCGCCGTCATTACGGGCGGGACTGACATCCCAATTAAATACTTTGGTTCAAGCGGGGCAAAGTCGTAGTCGAGTGGGTAGGAGCCTATTTGACAAAGTTTACCATTGGATAAGTGAAACGGTTGATCAAACTCAATTAACTTTGAACCACTTGCTGCGGCAATCGTATTGCACACTAAATTACTGTGTATGTATTTAGAGTTCCAGTTGCTAACTTTTTTACCCATCCAAGCAAGAGTCTCGCCAAAATCTTTATCGTTTGGCCTTCTGTTTTGCCATATTGAGTTGTCGTGCTCGCTATTAGGTTTCCCGTATTCGCCTTTGATCTCACCAAATACTATTGGCTTTTCATTAAAATTCAATACAAGAGGATCGAGTTCAATATCGCTTCTTAATCCAACTATAAACACCCTTTCCCGCTTTTGCGGCACTCCCATGCTGGCAGCGTTCAACAAAAACACCTGCACCCGATACCCTGCCGCCTCAAAGGCAATTTTCATGTTTTTGGCGTACACTTTGGCGTTTCCGGTTATCAACCCTTTGACGTTTTCCAGTAGCGCCACTTTTGGTTGCAAAATCCTGATCGTTTCGATGTATTCAAAAACAAGATCGTCAAGCCGCTGGAATGCTTGCCCCTCTCTAAATTGCTTTTTCTTGCCCCAGTCCTTGTCCCGGTTTCCGGCCATGCTGAATGATGAACAAGGCGGTGAACCATCCAAAAGATCAATATTGTACAGTTCTTGCGGTATGTCGGTGCGCTTGTTAAACTCCCTTATGTCTTCCACAAAAAGGTGTTTGGGCTTGTGGTTCTTGTTATAAACCGCTGCTACATCCTTATCGTATTCAACACCTCCCAAATGGTCAAACCCTGCCAACTTGTAGCCCATCGTTGAACCGCCACCACAAATGAAAGTGCCAAACACTTTTTTGCCGTGCTTTTCAATGCCTTGCGCCGGGTAGCCGTCGGCCAAGTTCCATTTATACGGGAATTTATGCGCCGTCTCCATACTCAATGTTCAGCAGTTTTAGTATTGCCAATTCCGGCGTTTGGGCAATTTGAGAAAGCCGCTCCTTTACTTCCCAATACTCGGCCTCTGTGTATTTCAGATTTATGGTCATTAAATCCTCAAAGGCGTCGGTGTCAATCTCTTTATTTTTGCTTGAAAAATCCGGTTCGGCCCCTGGCAAATCCACTCCCCACCCCTCCAAATCCTTATCCGTCCACCCGTCCGCCGCCATCGCTTCCAAATCCCATGAAAGATTCGCCGCCCCGGTCGCATTATCGGCCAGTGCCATTTCTCGGCCCTTCTTGCTACCGATTTCCAAGTCGGTGCGCTGCACCGCAACGATTTGCCGTCCCGTGGTCTTTACCACAATCACTTCGTCAATCCCAGCCGCCGCCGCGCCTTCCAGTGTCTTATTTCCGGCGATCACATTGCCGTCCTTGTCGATCAGGATGGAGCGACCCGCGCCCAGTTTCTTTAGGCTTTTGCCGATCAACTTCCGGCCCTTTTCGGTACCCTTGTTGTAGTTGTTACTGTCCGGCGTCAAGTCCGCCAACTTCTTTATTTCGTTCTCTTGTGCCATACTGGGCACAAAAATGCGGCCCCGGATACCGAGGCCGCAAATTGGGTTGCGTTAAAGGGGTGGTGTTGTTGATTTCAATTATCTTGACGGTTCCCAATTGCTTTTTTTGGCGTCGCTTTTTGGCGGCTCTTGCTCAATATCTTCCGCCGTCTTCCATTCCATCTTAAATTGATACTTCGTTTGCCCCGTCTCCATGTCAGTAACCCATTTGTGATCGGATACTGTTGGCCCGTCATCCTCGCAATTACCCGCCCCGGTATCGTGCGGGTAAAAAGGCACCCCAAAGCGCTTTGCAAATATTTCGTGCACCGTTTTATCCGTGTGCTCTTTGCCGTCCACTGAAAATGCAAATTTTGTGGTTACTGACTTACCTTTTGCAACTTCTACTTGCTCCTGAACAGTGCCTATTTTTAGCCGCTCCATCTCCGCAAAAAACCCATCCATCAGTTCGTCAATGGGCGAAGCAGATGAGGTTGGGTTCTTTTCGTCGGCGACAAAATCCAGAAATAAATCATTCAATTCTTTCATCTCCACCCATCGCCGCTCCAATGGCCCGTCGTACTCGTTTCGGATAAATGCCGCCGCGCCAATACCCGAGGCCCGAAGGATTGAATAGCAGGCTATGCTATCCACATACTTTAAAATCACCTTGCGGCCAATAAATTCGCGGATATTTTCAGGGGTGAAAATTTGTGTTGTTTCTTCTTTCATACTGTTGGATGGTTAAAAAAGTGTAAAGTTGTTTGCGTTTTCCCAAAAACGGTATCATTCTCAAATTTGACCCAGTTTTCACCGGAATCGACCACATTGCCCCACAAATGGCCCTTGTTGAATACTTGGCCGTTTTCTATTGTGATGGAAAATTCGCCGGTTTTGTTGCGGGCAGTGAGCGTTTGAGGGCATTCGGTTAGGTTGATGGATGGAAGTTCTTTGTTTAGTTGGCAAGCCATTCCTTTTCCGTTTTGCGCCGCGCCTACTGGGGCGGGCGGTGAATGTGTAGATACAATTTAAAAATCCCCATTCCCGGCGTTCCTTCCGGGCGATACCTGTTTTTCAGGTCGGACTGGTACGGCGCTTTTGGCGTCCCGCTCCGGGTTGTTCTTTTGTTGAACGGTTTGGGTGGGTGGTGGGCGTATCTATGGCCGCATTAATTATCAGATCGGGAACGCCAAGCAGATTACCCTCACTTATTCTTTTTGCGTAAAAAACAGACAAGTTCCAGTGCCTAAGCCAAGAGCCGCTATTTGATGCGTCCTTTGTGATGATCCAATCAAAGTAGGCGGCACGGTCATTTATGTACTCACTCTCCAAATGGCACTCCCTGCAAAGAAGGTGTAAGTTATCCGAAGTGTCGGCACCGCCAATGTGCCTTGGCGTTATATGGCACCGCTCGGTGTATCCCATAAAGCCGCACGCAAAGCAAATATTTTCCTTTTTTACGCCATTGCGCATGCAGACTTTTACGGAATCGTATTCTAAAAAATCTTTCCCGCAACTTTCGGATAAAAACTGGTGCCACTTGTTGCAAATAGCAGACCTAGTCGGCATTTTTCTATTCATTGCTTTCGGTATTTTTCACTCCCTCCCCCTCCCCGCCATCAGCAACGCCATTACGAACATGCCGAATAGGAAGGAGAGGGAGAGGAGGGTGTAGAAAAGGAGAGGGTGGAGGGTCATTGTTGAGTAATTTCAACCACTGTGTGTAAAATTTCGGCATCATTACCGACGTCTGATAAATCAGGAATTTCACCAACGGTTTTGGAGAACCCAATATCCGCAAGTTGCTTACACCTTTCCAGGCCAACCCTTCCTTTAAAATATGTACGACAAAAAGGCCATAACAATTCCGGCATATTTACAATAAAACAAGCAAGGCTGGTTTCATCCGTAACACCGTGCGCCTCTCTTGCCCAAATTTGGTATTTTGCGCAAAGTTGCCCTAAATTATAAGCTTCCGCCGTTACCACTTGCCCGGATTGAAGCGTGTGGGACATTATTTGTTTTTCCATGTTGTTTTAGTAAGCGGCCACGGCCTCCCGTGCCCGAAAGTTTTTAGAAAATAGCGGGAAGTCCCGCACAATGTAGGTTTCGCATTTAGAACTATCGGCCTTGCTTTTAAAATCGCGCTGGTGGCCACTCATTTCGTCTGTGCCGAGTTTTATCTCAATGGCGACAAACTTACCTGTCCGGCAATTAAAACCCACTATATCGAAAATGCCGGGGAAAATTCCGGGGGTGCGGCCCCAAGACAGCGCGAGGGCGTTTTTTACCGCCTTTTCAAAGTTTGCTTGCGACAGTTGGCCTGAGCGCAAAGGTTCAAAAAGCGGTAGAATCAAATCCGCTGCCTTCCTTGCATTGAACGCCCCGGTGTTGATATGCCTCCAAACACAATACCCGTTGTGATTCATCAAAGTGCATACCTGCATGATGATGCCCGTCTCGGTTACTCCGGCGGCGTTGTTGGCGGTGATGTGTTTTTTCATTGTTAAATTGTTGGCGCGTACATGAAAAGCGTGGCAGAAAACGCCTCTTTTTCGGTGACGCCTCCCGCCCTAAGTATCAGGTAATCGTAATGCGACTGAGCGCGTTTAAGGCTTTTCCCTTCGTAAAAATCCGCCAACGCCTCCCGGTCGTACCGGTTCGGGATGTTGGGGCGGTTGACGGTGATGGGCTTTCCCGCAGGGGCGTCTTTGCCCCTGTTCCAAAAATAGAACGCTTCCAGTGCTTCATTGTAGGCATCCTCCTGCGCCTTCGTCTCAAAACTGCCGCGCCCGCTTTTTGCGCCGGGAGCATCCGGCCTCCAACCGTAATCTTCAATTTTTGGCATTGGCGGAACTTCCGATTCTTCATGGATACCAACCACCGGCCCCGTCTCGGTGGATTTGGGGCCGCGTTTGTAGCGCGCGCGTTTGGCTGTTTTGCTGTGGTCGGGGGGTGGCGGAAACGGCCCCATGTATTGATCGAGTGTCATTTTTCTTGTTGTGTTGGTGATAAAATCCTGTATTCGTCTGGATCGCGGGGGTTTTGCTCAATAACCCCAATCGACAGCCCGACCTTAAAGAGCGCCAAGGCTGTCACGTAGTCGCAGCCATGGGCAAAGCCTTTTTGGATGGCGGCGACAATGGTGGTTTGGTAGTGGTAGTCTCGAATGGGGACTAAGCGAGGGATGTCTCGGGCGGTGAAGGTTGTTTTAGCCATGGAATTAAATACTCTTGGTAGGTGTGCCCGAAATTGTAAAACTTCCGTTGTCGTCGCAGGGCGTGGCCCTTATTGAAATATTATTGCTCCCATTCCTGTCCTTGCCAACCCAGCCGGACACCTTAAATGTCCTGCCCCCAATCTTCACATACCCGCTATAATCTGGGCTGCGCTCACTACTTTTTGACGGTAGTTTATTCAGCACTCCGCACCCATCGCCAATTTGACTTAAAAATTTCTTTGTTGTCAATTTTGCCATTTCAGTAGATTTCTTTCCCCCACCGGACCAACCAAAGCAGCCCGGCGGGGTGGTGAGTGGTGAGTTAGGCGGCGGCGCGGGCCTCCGTTTCGTATTCGGGTTGGGCAAATAGATCGCCCTGAACGCCGATGCCCATTGACTGGTTGTAGGCGTCAAGTTCCTTTTTGCATTCGATCGCGGCAGACTGCGCCACCGCCGCCACGGTTTCAAAAAAGTCGGTATCGGTGCCGTGTTGCGTCGTCACAACGGGCGTCACTTTGTAAGTGCCTTTTTCAAAGTTGACTGAACACTTAGTGAAAAAATCCATTTGCTGGCCGTCGATCTCAACGGTTTCACGAAGTTTGAAGGAAAGTTTTTCTTTTACCGTTTGCATGGTTGAAAATTTAATTGTTAAAAAATTGCACAGGGCACGGGAATCGAACCCGCTTGGCCATTTTTAGGATGGCTGCTCCCAGAAACACCCCTGTATGTATTCTTTTCGTTGGCGTAAATCAATCTTACCCCATTGTGCCGCCATTGCATCGGCGATGCCCTGGTAGGTTCGGCTGCGCTCTTTCCATCGGTCGGGACTTGGCGGCATTTTCCAAATCCGCTGCTCCCGGCCTTCGACTATCTTGGTCGGGCGAAGTAGCGGCAACCCCTTAAGCCAAAGACAGGTAGCCTTTTGTTCGCCGTGCCCAAACTGCCAAGGCTGTATGATTTGGTCGGGCTTCCTGATCCTAGATGAAATAATCGAAACGGGATTCTCCAAGGCAATGTGCGGGATAGGAGCGGCAAGTAGACAGCGCACAAACTCCAACGCTTCCTCTTGCTCTTCTCTTTTCAGATCAAACCAACGGCTGCCAGAAACGGCCAGGTGTGTACACGGCGGGTGCGCTACCATCATATCCCACCCTTCGCCGATAATATCGAAAACGTTGCCTTGGTAATGCTTACCTGATCTTTCGGTCGGCAGCAAATCGCAAGAAGTAGCATCATGCCCGAGTGCCGCAAATGCGTCTCGAACCGTACCGGAATATTCGCAAGCAATTAGAACTTTCATGGGCGTGTGATTTTTGATTGTTAAAACGGCGCTTCCGCCGCCCAGTCCTTTACCGCCAATCGCTTTGCTTCGGCTTGGATGCGGCCCCACAAATCGTCGTCCAACTTATCCTTATCCATCGCCGCCAGTGCGGCCCGCGCTGCCATCTTTTCGCCCACTGTGCCGTTCCCATTCAGCGCGGCAACCGCTTCGGCTTTTACTTGGTCAATGCCCTGGCGCAAATACCGCTGCCAAACATCCTTACCGATTTCCAGCAGACCGTGACGGCGAAGTATCGAATAGTCGTTTACCGTTATCATAACATCCGGGTCGGTTTTCAATCGCTGCACCCGCGCCCGCTCATAGTCCTCGGTCGTCTGCTTTGCTTGGGCCGGAAGTGCGGCAACCTTGGCCTCTGATTCGATCATTTGGAATTTTGCTATAATGGTTTTCCGGTATTGCCTGTATGCTTGCAGGATAATCCCAAGGCTTGCCACTGACCACACCCCGAAATATGCTTTTAGGTCGCTTTCTTCCGTGTCAATCGTGCCGTCTGCCGCCAACCTGAAAGCCTCCCGTATTTCCGACATTGCAAACTCCGGGAACGACAAAATCACAAAGGAGGCCATTTCGTCAAAAATTGGGTCGTCATCCCGTGACTGTGTGGTGGTGTAGATTTGGCAAACCTGTTGAAGTTCCGCCCTGAGCGCCACAACGGCCATGCCCGGATTTACCTCACAGTTCCGGCGAATGGTTGACCCATCGAGCGCCGAGGCTATAATCCTACCCGTCGTTCTTGGGAAGGTAGAGTCCGTGAGCTCTAAGGCGCTCAAGAACCCTTTGGCCCCCGGCAATTGCTGCCTCTGTATTGATCTCGCCGCGTGCTCGCCTTGGCTGTTGGCTTGGCCCGGCTGGCCCTCCTTGATATGCTGGATTGCCTGAAACAGTGTATTTTGTTCCATCGTAAGCGGTATGTTGTGTTTGTTGAATTGTGTGGAGTTTCCCGGCGTTCATGTCGGCGGTGGCCCAACCATGGATTTTGCCGAGCCAATCAGCGGCAAGCGGCACCGTGCCCGTCCGCGCCGCGCTGTTGGCGCTCCATTCGGCACCGCGCCCGTAGTAATAGTCCGTGTCCGTATTTTCCGGCAAAACGCCGCGCCCCTTTAAAGCCTCACCAAAAGAAACCGGCCCGGCCTGATAGTCTGCCGACGCCTGCCATGGAAGCGCAACCGGGGCGGGGGGCCGCGCCGCAACTTGGGGGGGTGGGGGAGGTGTCGCGGTGGACGAAACGGTGTAATTCGCGCCATTCACACCGTTTTCATTTTCGTTTTCAAATTTTAAAAAACCGTTTTCAATTTTTTTTGAAGTCGGTGGCGGCGTTGGCGTCGAATTTTCGCCAACAACTACGACATCATTATCAATAATAATAGATTTATTATTATTAGTGTTACTTCTTACTAATTGAGGCACTTTTTCGACGATCGGGTTTTCCGACGATCGAATTTCCCGACGATCGGAAAACTGCCTCGTCGGTGCGTCTCCGATAAGGCAGTTTTTGCCTTGTCGGTTATCTGACATATCTTTTGGGGTTTCATGTAGAATCCAGCGCCTTCCAACGAGTTTTCCGTTTTCCTTGTAAGGGATAAGGCTTGCGTATCCAATCGTCTGCAATTCCTTCAACGCGCCCTGCGCCGCGTGTATTCCATCAGGTGAAGCGGCCACCAAGTCATTCATGCGGATTTCCCAGTTTTCCGGCTTTGAAAGCAGGTAGCCCAAAACGCCCCTTGCTTTGAAAGATAGACGTTTGTCGTTCAGTACGGCGTTGTCTATCATTGTAAACGGGTTGACCCGTTTCTCAATACTTACTATGGACTTCATGTGTGGGTTCAGGGGTTGTGTGTGTTATAGAATATGATCCATCGCAATTTGCGCAAATAAGTCCGGCATCTTCCAACCCGTCTAGCAATTTGCCGACTCTTCGTGTCCGTATTTTTAGGGCACCAGCAATTTCTTCGTCAGTAAGAAAGGCGTTGCCGTATAGGTCAAGATTGGCCGATATTTCGGCAAACAAAAGTTTTTCGGTCGCTGATATATCGGCGTACCTGACACGCGCAGGCAGTATGCCGTCGGCGTAGGATAGGATTGTCATTGTGGCGGTTGTTTTGTCTTGTGATTGCCTATGGTTAAAAACCCCATCCTTTCCAGTTCAGCAAGCGCGATAGCAACAGCGATCGGATTGTCACCCGACTGGTATAGCACGGCTTCAATGTTGCCCATCTCCGCGCCCGTCGATTTGTGCGCCTCAACAATTGCCAGTATTCCCCTGGCCATTATACTGATGCCCGATTCCGTGAACGGCTTTGCCTCTAAGACAAAGAAGCGTTTGTTTGTGGGGGTGGGGGTCATGCGGCTGTATTGGATTGGTTGGCGAAATACTGAAAAGCCCCTGCACTTGCCACCGTTGCATTACTGTGCAGCAACTTCCGGGCCGCTTCCACGTCGGTGGGGTTCATCTCAAATTGCGTAACCGTGTTGCCGACCTCCGACCATTCGCGCACAATGTCGGTATAAGTTACGCGCCGCCCTTCCTGCTCGGTGCGGATTTTAGCGGCAACCTTGGCCGCGTCAAATGTGTCCTGAAAAAGCCGCACCGTAACCAGTGCCAAACTTCGTTTTTTATTGCTCATATTTACTTGTTTTTTATACCAACAAAGGTACGGGCTAATTTGAATAAATAGCAAGTTTTGGCGGATATTTCTTAAAAATATTTTTTGGCGTCATTCCGGCATCTGGACAGCATTTTGCAACACATTGTAATTCAAATACTTACAACCAAGGCGAAAAATATTTTAAAAATAATTCCTGAAAAACTTGCATTGTATATGTATAACAATGTATCTTTGTACCAACAAAAACGGCAACAGCCAAAAATAACTTACTCACTCGCTACACATGCTCACAACAATGCAACCTACCTCCCAAGCGCCGAAAAACCGCGCTGGGCAGCCCCAAGGAAACGCGGGGCTGCTTTTTCGGGTCACGAAAATGGACATCCAATCTGTTTACCCGGTTCCTACTTTCTCCAATGCTTTCGACCGCGCACCGTACGCCCGCTACTGCCCAAACATTGAAGGCATAGACAAGTTGATCGGCTGCGGCCATTGGAATTACACCGTGTTTGTGACGGGCGACTGCACGGCGCAAGATGTTGCGGAGCAAATTGAAATGTTGGCCGAGTACTACGCACAGGAGGGCGACATGGTATGCGCGTAGAAACTACCATTTCAGTTCAGGGCGCACTTATCACCGTAACGGGCCAAGTATCGGTAAACCCATATTACGACGGCTCTGCCTATTACCGCGCCATGCAGCCCCTTGAAAATGAATACTTGATCGCAGTGGGCGCGTGTTTTGATGAGGATGGGTTGTGTGACCCGTGGCAGGATTACGACTTGGACGATGACGAATTGAGGGGTGCGCTGCTTGATGCGTACTTGAACGAGGTGAATGATATGAGGCCCGCGTTGGCCGCGTGAATATTGGCCCCAAAAAACCGATTTTTCACTTTTAAAATTTTCTGAAACATGGTAAAATTTGCCGATCTCCCAAAACTACACGACGAGTGCGAAGTGTCCCCCATTCAAGTGACTGGCAAAGAAGAAGTTGTTTATCAATCCGCAAGGATTATAAAAGACAATTTGACCGGAGAGATCCGCTTACTGTCCACCATCCGTGTTAAAAGCGATGTGTGTGAGCACGGTTTCTGGGAGCACACCGCCCATATCCCGGCGACGTTGCTGGCGATACATCGAGTGCCTGAAAGGCCAGCAGACCACTGGATAAGCGACAATCTACCATATAAGCGGGATTCGTCTCACTGGTTCAATGTGACAGAATCAGAATTGGGATATTGCACTGAATGAGGTCAATGATTCGCGGCCCGTTTTTGAAATGGCCGCATAAAATAGACCCCGAAAAATCAATTTCACTTTTTAAAAATCTACCAATGCTTTTAAATAGTTTTTTGCAACTCGCAATCCGCGCCCATAACGGCACATCTTTTACCCCTGAAAAACGCGGAAAGGACTACATAGAAAGTTATTCCGCCGAACTGGTGGAAGACTTGGCAAAACTGCCGGAGGACGCCCGAGCGGATTACGAAGAAAGGTATAAACGCTTCTTTTCCGCATGGCTTAACGCAAAATGCAACTGCCTGAGTACGATGATTACGGGCGGCTCAAATTTCCCGGTTCGCAGGGCGGAAAAGGCCAATAACACAGAACGCCGCAGGTCGGATGAATTTCGGCAATTCCGGGAAAAGTATTTTGCCCGCATTGCCCGCAACGAACGCCGCGAAGCCCGCGAAAATTCAGACCCGCTTGCGGAGATGCGAGATAAGTTGGAAAACGCGGAGAAATTGCAAAAGTGGATGGTAGCCGCAAACAAGGTCGTCAATAACAAGAAACTGGACGAAGCCGGGAAAATAGCCGGATTGGTGGCTCTTGGATTCACTGAAGGACGCGCCCGGCAAATACTTACGCCGGACTCTTGCAACAGGATAGGCTTTGCTGCCTACCAACTGCAAAACAACAACGCCAATATTAAGCGGATGCGTGAACGGGTAGCCGAATTAGAGGCCAAAGCCGCAGCGACGACGACCGAGACAGAACGCGAAGACGGTATCAAAATAGTGGAAAACGCCGAAGCGGACAGGCTGCAAATCTTTTTCCCCGGCAAACCAGATGCCGAAACAATAGGGAAACTAAAAAGGAACGCTTTTAAGTGGTCCCCCTCGCAAGGGTGTTGGCAAAGGCAGTTAACCGGGAACGCAATACACGCAATGCGGCAAATTATCCAATAACAAAATCATGGCGTTTCGTCCCGTCCCGGCAAAAGTCGGGACGGGGAGCGCTGACAAAACACAATATTTCACCATGGCAAAAGAAACTTGGAAAAAAGGATTTTACCTCGCACAAGATGGGTCCCAACACCTTGCGGTATGGTCCGAAGTAATTGGGGACCCAGTCTGCCTAATTTCCTCAGTAGAGACAGCTACCGAAGAGGACGAGAAACATGCCGATTTAATCGTGGCAGCGTCGGAAATATTGGAGGCATTGCGGCAGATAGGAATGTTGGCAGAATGGGCAAACAACGGCGGGAAGATGGCAATAAGCATGCAAGATATTTTGGTCATCGCCCGTGACGCCATCGCCAAAGCCACCACCCCAGCGCCGGAGGGCGCAAAATGAATCTTATCACTTTTCAATAGCACAATTTTATGAAAAACAACGAAACGGCCGTAGTGGCCACCACAGAAACGCCGGGCACATCGGCAGTGGCAAAAAACGCGATTCGGCCTTTGACGCTCCAGGCCCCCGCCGAAGACTTTGAGCAGTCCGACCTAAAAAGCATGGCGGCTATTTTTGCCGAACTTAAAGGCAAGGATTTGGCAAAGGCCAAAATTTCGAGCGTCAATATGGTGCTTGAGTATTTGAAGTTTGACGACTTGCAAGGCGAGCCTGTGCGCCGCTTCTTCATGGGTTGGACGGCCCGCCCGTTGTTGGACTTCAACACCAAGCAGCCAATCATTGACGACGACGGGCAGCAAATGTATGGCCCGGCCGTAATTCTTTACGATCCCAAAACTGAATCCATGCAGGTGAACCAAGCGTTTGATATAGTGAAGTTTGCGCACGAAAGCCGCATCCCGCAGGGCACAGCAATACAAATGACCTTTACCCGTCTTCGCAAAACCAGCACTGGCAGAAACAAACAATCCTTTGACATTAGAACACTCGACGCCGATGAAGTCTGAAACAAAAACGCCCGAGGCGGTAGCGGCGGGCATATTTGAAAAGATGGGCATCGCGCCGGATATGTTTGCAGCGAATATTGATGGGCTTAGCGTGGCGGGTGGGGTGGTGCGGTATGGGTCGGTTGATGCAGTTCCAGAGTTGACCGACTTCCAGAAAACGCGCCTCGGCAAAATCACCTGCTCAAACTTCCACCGGATCACATACGCAAGGGGCACGGATCAATGGAGCGACACGGCAGAAAGTTACTTGGCCGAATTGGTTTTTGAGCACGATACAGGAACGCCCGCAAGTAGGTTTTCAGGGAGCGCAGCGACGGAGTGGGGGAATGAACACGAAGAAACAGCGATACAGGAATACGAAAAGGCGACAGGGCAAAAGGTGATAAGGCAGCAGTTTTGCAAGTTGGCCGGGTTTCGATTGGTTGGAGGGACGCCGGACGCGGTTGGTAAAAAGGGGTTGGAGGTGAAATGCCCGTACAACCCAAAAAACCATTACTGGACATTGCAGCGCCGAACAATCCCGAAAGAATATGAAATACAAGTGATAGGCCATATTCTTTTAACTGGGCGGAAGGCTTGCGATTTTGTGTCCTTCAACCCGCGTAGCAGCAACCCGCACACCCGGATGGTGATTATTGAAAAGCAGCGGGATGAACACGAAATTGAGGCGTTGACCGATAAGTTATTCCACTTTGAAGAAACGCTGTTTGAGCGGTTGCGGCTGCTCGAAATCGAACCAAGATTTTAAGAATTTTAGCGAAGTGAACAATTGACGCCCGGCCTGTCGCAATGATGGGCCGGGGATTTTGGAACAACTTTAAAATGCCCGGTGACGGGCGCAAATATTGAAACATGGAAAATATTGACGACATAATTGATTTGCTTACGGAAACAGGCGGCGGGCACGCTGTTGGCGAGGGCAACATAAAAGACGCTGTTGTGATGCTGTTGCAGATGAAAGAGGCCGCCGCCGCTCCTGATCCAACCAACTGGCAAGAAAAATCCCGCCAACTCCTTGCCGAAACCGAAGCCGAAACCACCCGCCTTTTGGCCACCAAGTTTGTCGCCGACGAGGCGGTTGGGTTGGTGGGGGAGTTGGTGGAGGCGCTTGAGTTTGCGCTTGGGAAACTTGATAAAGCAAGAGACGAGTACGCAGATGCAACCGACCTGCACCTGCCTTGCTGGACGGTAGAGGCCCGCAGTAAGATATTGCGCGCCCTCGCCAAAGCCGCCCAATTCACCGCTGCCGGAACCGCGCCAACTGTCGGCGGCGCAAGCGAGCCGGTAATTTTCCCGCCGGGTGAAGTGGAGGCGGTGCCGGAATACGTTCCGCACTGGCCGGGGATACCCGATGTGCTTGACCACGTGGCGGTGGATAAGACCGGGATGGTGTTTGCTTATGTGGGCCACCCAATAAAAAAAGATGAATCTATGTGGGGCACAGGTAAATTTAGGCTTGTTGACTCTACATATATAACCGAAATCCCCCCGCCACCCGGCGACACATGGCAAAAAATGGTCTACAAAAGACCTGAATAATTTTTACAATCACAATGCAATCTACCAACAATATGCAAGAATTTGATTTCAACAGTGGCACCGCAAAAAACATCTGGTTATCATTTGAAGATTTTGCGCTTGCGAGATTTGAGGCAGACGCGCCAATTGATACGCAAGGGGATGTTAGAGTAAAAGACGCATTGGCGTACTATAATCAAAAATTGCCTCGACAAAGCAATGCAGCCCCTGTGGTGTTGCTGCCAAAGCCAGAGATTAACTAATAACATTCACCCGCCCCCGACCGCGTTGAGCCAGCGCGGCGGGGGTGAATCAAAAAAAAAGTTATGGGAAAAGAATTTGCATCACAGGCCGCCGCAAATGCGGCAGAAAGGCATGAAAGTAAAATGGGCCACAGAACCACCCTGCTTTGGAATGATGGAGCCACAAAGGTCGAAGGTATGGTTTGTATTGATTGCGACTGGATCAGGCACAATATTGAGCATAGAGGCAAACGCGAAAAACCAACAACTGAACGTGACGCCAAAATATAACACCCTCGCCCGCTTCGCCCAAACCCAAAACCGCAAAAATGCCAGATTTGAAATTTTCCAAATCTGCCAAATCCTTGAAACCGCCGCCGCTATCCACTGCCTTAAAATTGTGGTAAAGCGTTTCCCTGTTCAGCCCCTTGTAAATTTTGCCTTTGCCAAGTCACGGGAATTGGACGGTAAAAGGGACGGGGATAGAGCGTCGGAAAGATGGGCGCAAATTGGGGTGGTGTTGCAGGTGACGGCGGATTACAACTACCATGAAATAACTCCTTAATCGAAAAGCAATCTACCAACATGTTCCGAAATTTCACGCCCGAATTGGGCATTAACATAGTCTGTTTGCTGATTACCGCCGCCGCGCCCACTATCGCCATCGGCCCGCTGGTTGGCTTGCCGCTTGGATTGGCTGCCGCGTTTGGTTTGTTGGCGGCGATGAAGTACCAAAAAAGTTCAGAGGAGCGGGTGCGCCGCGCCGCTTACGTTTCTGTTTGGCTTGTCCGTATTTTCGTTGTGGCGCTGGAGCAGATGGCGTACCAAGACGCCTTCGCCTTGCGCACATCTTTGCCGTTCGGTTTTTCGGCAATGACTTGGGGATGGATTGCGCCGCTGTTCATGGGTGCGCTCGATTTGCTGGCCTACGGAATTACGGCAGCGAGAGCCGCCGCGCAAGCGGACGCCGCCGACCATGCCGCCAACCTTGCCCGTGCCGACCAACTGGACAGCGACCGCCGGGAGCGCGAAGCCGAAAAGGAGCGGGCCAAGTATGCGCAGGAGTTGGAGCTTGCCCGCATTGTTGCCGCAACAGAAACAGCAAAAGCACAAGCGAGCGCCACAGCACAAGCGGAAGCGACCAAAGCACAAGCGGCGGCACAGGCGGAAACCGCAAAAGCCAAAGCACGGGCGGCGGAAGCACAGGCGGAAGCCGACCGGAAGCGGGCGGAACTTGAAGCGGAAGCGGCCGGAAGGGAGGCGGAAGCAAAGCGGAAGCAAGAGGAAGAAGCCCGGAAGCGGGCGGAAGATCAGGCGGAAGTACGGCGGAGGGAACAGGTAGAGCGCCGGAAGCAAGAGGAAGAAGCGCGGAGGCAACAGGAAGCGGAGCGGAACCAAAGAGCAGCGCAAGAAGCCGCAATTACAGCAAAGCGGGCGCGCTGGACGGCAGCAATGCCAGAAGAAAAAATGGCAATGATTGAAGAGGCGGAACAGGAAATAACAGCCCGCACCGGGAAGAAGCCGATACAGAATGAGATCGCCGCCGTTATAGGCGTAAGCAGCAGGACAATAAGAGATTTTCTTAACAGCCGACTTGTGAAGCAGGCGGCGTAAATTCAATATTAACATGACAGCAAAAGAGGCAAGAGAAACCGCCCTTAAAAACTTCAAAACTATAAACCGGGATATAATGGGTGCTATTCTTAAAGCGGTTTCGTCCGGGTTTCTATCCTGCGAGGTCGAGGTCGATGCGATCAGATACGAGAATGTGAAGCATCAATTAACCGCCCTTGGGTATGAAGTGCGGCGCGATACGACAACAGGAATGCTAGTAGTAAAATTCACCTAACCCAAAACGCATGCAACAAGAAACACCGCCGCAAGAGTGGCAGCTATGCAAACTGAAATACTTGGAAGACGGGCAGTATTATTGGATAAAGGTCGGGGATAATGTTGGGATTGCTTGGTACGATAAATATTTGAAAATACTGCACCCCGTACTTTTGTGCTGGGACCGGAAAGGAACGAAGACCGTAACGCATGTGATGAAATTGGAAAAACCCTCAAAATAAACTTGCACAATTCGCCATAAACCCCGAACATTGTGCCAATAAAACATAAAAAAAATTATGTCAAAAGCAACCTACCAACAGGCTCACGACCACACCCGGCACACGGGTTTCACCTTCCAAAACAGCACCGCCCCGGCGGGCATGAACTTCGCCTATTCGATCACACCTTCAACTAGCACCGCAACATGTGGACGCAAACAACAACCCACACCAACGACGTACACCTTAATGGCTGCTCCATCCAGCCGCCAAGCATTCCGGCCCCAACAGCCGGGCGCAAAATTGGACGGGTCAGTTTCGCTGCTGTACAACCGAGCGCGGCGAGCGTTCCTGAAACCACGGGGCGCAGCGTTTCGATTTCAGGGCGCCAAGGGTTTGCGGCTGTCGTTGTGGTTGCACTGGGATGGTTCGTTATTTACGGCAACGGTGGCACAGGAGGCGGAACCGGAGACGGCCAGCGAATTGTAACCGATCAGCAGGGGGTGTTTCTGAATGCGGTAAAGGAAACGAAATCGCAACAGTTTGAAGCGGCGGCACCGGGGTACATTGAAAGGTTCGCGCCGATAGCAGTGCAGGAAATGGAGAAATACGGAATACCGGCCAGCATCAGTTTGGCGCAAGGGTTACTGGAAAGCAGGGCGGGCACAAGCAAACTAGCGACGCAGACGAACAACCATTTTGGCCTAAAATGCTTTTCACGAGGCTGCAAAAAAGGGCACTGCAAGAACTTCACCGATGATACACACAAAGATTTTTTCTTGAACTATGCGGGCGGGCCTTGGGGTAGTTGGCGGCAACACTCTTTACTCCTGAGCCAAGGACGGTACAAGAAACTACATGGGCGCGATTGGCAAGGATGGGCAGACGGGTTGCAGGCGGTTGGGTATGCAACAGACAATGGGTACGCCGCCGCGCTGAAACAGATAATTAGGCGTTACAGCCTTGACAAATACGACAAATAGGCATTTGGGGTTTCATTTTTTCCATGTACCCGGTTCGGCACTTTGCTGGATCGGGTTTTTTATTACCCCAAAAACTTTAACTAAAATAAAGTATAAAAAAGTTCGTGTAACTATTGACAAGAACTAAAAAGCGCGTATCTTTGTGCCAGTTAAGAAAACAACATTGATTTACACTTACAATTTCTTGAAA